ATGAACCCCAATCAGGCCACCGTCAAGCTTACCTACGACAAAGTTAAAGATGGTTTGGTTAGCATCAAACTACGGGTACGCTACCAGACCGAGCGCCCCCGGTATCATCTACCTATTAAGGAGGGCATCATCGTTACGCCCGACGTCTATAAGCGCCTGGTCCAGTACCACCAGACCCGCAGCGGCCGCACGGCCGAGGAGATCCGCCAGCTGTACGCCAAAGTGCTACCCTTTGTGGAGCGGGCCGAAAAGATCATCGAGGGCCTGGAGCCGTTCTCCTTTGCCAAATTCGAGAGTCTGTTCTACGCCGAGAACGCCGTCAGCGAAAAACCCGAAGCCAACGACGTGCTGGCAAGCCTGATGACTGCGTACGCCCAGATGGACGCCGAGGGCCGGATCAGCAACGCCGATGCCTACCGATCGGCGGCCCAGTCGCTGAAACGGTTCGTGGATGGTCTGAGCGACGCGGACCGGGCGCAGCTGCTGCCGACGACGGGCAAGAAAAGCGCGAAAACGAACCTGCTACGCTTCGATCACCTGACGCCCGAGTTCCTGTCCCGCTACGAGGCCTGGATGCTGCAATTCGGCGCCTTCGCCCGAAAGGAAGGATCAGCCCCAACGCCGGCGTCCTTAACTACGGTGGGCATTTACCTGCGTCAGGTACGGACCGTCTTTAACACCGCCATTCAGGAGAAAATCATCGCCGAGAACGCTTATCCGTTTTCGCGCAAAGGCTACGTAATCCCCACCGGCCGCAACGTCAAAAAGGCGCTGCGCAAGAACGTGATCCGCGATATCATGGGGTATGCCTGCCAGCCGGGCACGCTGGAAGAGCGGAGCCGGGATCTGTGGGTCCTCTCCTACCTGTCCAACGGCATGAACCTGACCGATATCTGTAACCTGCGGTGGTCGAATGTGAGCTACGCGGATCAGACGATTACGTTTGTTCGGAAAAAGACATCGCGCACCCAGCGGGGTAATCCCATCACCGTGCAGGCAACGCTGTTTCCCGAAACCAAAGTGATCATCGAGCGCTGGAAGGGCGAGAGCCAGGCGCTGGGGGCGTTCGTGTTCCCCTTCATTACCGATCAGATGGATGCCCGGCGCAAAAAGCGCACAATCGCTCAGCTGATCAAGACTACCAATAAATACATGAAGCTGATCGCTCAGGCGATTGGCGTCGATATCGAGATTCGGACCTACGAGGCCCGCCACAGTTTTGCCTCGGCGATGCTGAAGGCCGGCGCGGATCTGGTGTATATAAAGGATAAGCTCGGACAGAGCAGTCTCAAATCGACCGAGTCCTACGTGGTGAGCCTCCACGACGAGGACGAGCAGACGATGCTGCGCAATTCCCTGATGTAATTATCGATTACGCAGCTGCTGACTGATCTGCTTTAGCTCGGACAGGGTCGCCAGATTGGTCAGCCGGTACCCGCTGATCTGATCGCAGATGGCCAGGCTCAGCGACAAATAACTATCGACCGAGAGATTGGTCAGGTCATGGACTTTCTGATATTCGAGTTGCTTGAGCGTTTGCTGGCTTGCGACCAACTGCGCTTCGAGAAAAAATAGACGCTGACGGAGTTGTCGACGATTCATGGGTGGTATTACTGCCCTAAAATTTATGAGTTCAATCCCTTTGCATTTCCTTTGCAAAATATTGAAAGCTGTAAAGGAAATGCAAAGGGATATTTAAGTTGAAAAAGAACATTTTTTAATGAACAGCATCCCATATTTTAACCAAATCCTCAATAAGAGAGCGCATTTTTGAAAGCGGGTAAGTACTTGCTGGATCTGAAAGCGCTTGCTCAGGATTAGGATGCGTTTCAATAAAAACTCCATCTGCCCCAACTGCAATGGCTGCCTTGGCCAGCGTTAATGTCTCATCTCTGTTACCGCCTGACATACCTTCAGTTAAATTGACAATCTGTACTGTGTGAGAGCAGTCTACAATTGAATATTCGTCTTTTCGATTGTTGACTTTTAATTTAGGAACATCTCTAAAATCCACAACTATGTCGTGTTTTCCAAAGGTCATTCCTCGCTCTGTTAGAAACAGTACTGCATCAGGATTAACATTTCGGATTTTTTCAACCTGGTAGAAAAGAGTTTCCACTGTCATGAATTCACCTTTCTTTATGTTAATTGGCATTTTAGAAGCCGCAACAGCTTCCAATAGATTAGTTTGCCTAGAGAGAAAAGCGGGGATTTGAAGGATATCAACATGTTGCATTATTTCAGGCACCTGAATCGATTCATGAATATCCGTTAACACAGGAATTTCAAACTCTGACCTAATAGTGCTTAAAATATCTAATGCTTTAGAGTTTTCCATTCCTCTAAATGACGTTGCCTTAGTTCTATTTGCTTTAGTAAAAGAAGCTTTAAAAATATAATTAATATTATACTTTGCACAAAGCGTCTTTAAGTGATTAGCAATTTCGTAACATATATTCTCATTCTCTACTACACAAGGCCCTGCTATAAGTATAAATCTCATATTGGGCTTAGAAAGATAATCTTTGAGATCAGTCATCTAAAGGTTGTTTATTAAATATATTTTTGCAGTGAATTGTCATTTATATAATTCGTATCATAGCTATTACGATTGTCCATGTATTTTTTCCAAGACTCATTATTATCATGAAATATCGTGTTACATCTAAAGAAAAAATAAATTGTAAACGCCAATGTTATTAACATTGACCCTTCAGAAAGAAAGCATATTATTCTGTACTCTATTTTCACTGTATTGTTGTCAGTTCCCCAGCCAAGCCACAGGAAAACGTTAGTTACAGCTATACAACATAAAGCTAAAACCAACTGGAGAGTACAGAAAGTTTTGAACTCGAATCCAGCAAAATATTTTCTAACAGTTATATGTAAATGATCAACCTTTCCTTTACTTCTGTTAGCCAGTATCCAGAGAGGCGCATAATCAGAGTCGTTAATCGATTTGGCTTGTTTTAAACGTTTAAGTAAAGGCAACTCATAAGCAAAAAACAAATATGTGATTTGGTGAACGGCTTGATAAAACCAAGAATTGCCAAAAAAAGTACTAATCAAAATAATGACCGACATCAATATTCCATATATTGAAACCTTACCAATATCAGCAGAATTTGGGACTATGTTTTGAGCGATAAAACCAATAATTGTAATCTGAGCTAATATCAAGGCTCTAAACGATGAAAAAATATAAGAAGTCTCTGTGCGTAGAGCTTGATAAGACTGATCAAATTTGGGTTCTACAGATGGATCAGCTTTGGTAGATACAGGTTCTTTCTCGGCGAGAAGAGATGCTTTGTGCTTATTAAACTCGTCTTCCGTAATAGCTCCCTCCTGTTTCAATTTGTGCAAAAGTTCTAGGTTTCGCAACGAATCTTGGTTCATTTCTGTGGTGTGGTTTAAAGTTTAATAGTAAATTGATAGATACAATTGAACTGCTGTATATTTAGAAAAAGATTGAAATTATGGAATCAGAAGAAGACTCAAGACCGGAAATTCAAATTAATTGGAAACCAATCGTAGCTGATGTTTCAAAAGTTTCCATTGAAGATTTGAAGTTCATTTTTGCTCAAGCCGAAAAACGTTTAGATGACAGCATTAAAAATTTCGACATTACAACAACTAAGTCCACATCCTTTATTACTCTCAGTTCTACACTGTTGACTGCACTAACAGCTTACTTCTTTATTAATCACGATCCTCGGGGAACATTTGACCCAAAGCTTTGTACTGTGAGTGTAACTTGCCTCTACTTGTTTGCAATTTTAACGCGCTTTGTTTGGATCATTTTACCGAAATCAATTGAGCCAATAGGGACATATCCACAAGACTTATATAATGATAATGTACTTTATGAAGACCCAAAAACAGCAGACAACTCAGCAAAACCATATATTAAAGAGATCTATCTAACTGAATTGCAGAGTTATGATAGACGTATTCAGCACAATGAGACAGTCAATCAAAATCGCCAGAATGTATTCAATCAGTCGGTGTGGCTTATTTGTGCTATGCCTGTTATAGCCACAATACTTTATTCCTTATTATCAGTTTGTTTTTCATGATCTTGGTCGCGTTCCCGATAAACTGGCCGGTTTGTACTAGGTCGGTCACGCTCTTCATTATGAGCTTTATCCCGGTTTACTTCTTTAGGTTTTATGCGTCTTTCCTCCTTTTTAGCCATTTAGATCAAGGTTTATTTGGTTCGCCTTTCTTTGGGTTCATTTGACTCACGTAGTACCTGACGGCCAGTTTCATAGCGCTCCCGTTCGACTTGCGGTGGAGGTGATGGGGTTGGTGCCGGTGGCGGTGTTTGGGCTGGCTGGCTTGGTTCAGTTGCCATAGTAGTGTGTGGCTTAGTCGAGGTTTTAGTTTCCGGTTGAATGTTATTGTCAGGCTTTATGTTATTACATTTGCAAGCAAACTATTCATACTCAATACAATGGAAATCATATCATACATCCTTGTTGCTGTAGCACTCGCCGTCTGTGTATTCTGCGAACGCCGTATCAAACGCTATCAGGCGGAACAAAAAAGGCTTTTCGACGAGCAAAAACGCGAAATGACTCGTTTGGAAGCGAACATTGACCTGTTACTGAATAAGCTCAACTCGAATGTTCAGCTGCATCAGAATTAGTTCTACTCCTATTCTGCTTTTTGTCCTCCCTCGCTAAGCAGTTTAGTCTTTGATTCAAGTAGTTCCTTGATTGAGAAATCGGGAAAAAGTGGCTTTATCTCATCAGAAGCTTTTATGGATGGGTAAAATTGAGCCCCCTTTTCTATAAGTGCGCCAATTGCCTCAATAGAGCCCCGCATGTTATTATTCAGGTTCGGCGAATCCTTATCCGCCATATACATACTTATGATATGCTGAGCCTCCCCTTCCTCGATTAGTTGAATTTTTTTTCGCTCTGCCTCAATAAGCATTTCCAGGTAGTCATTTTTGATTTCAAGCGTTCTTGCATGTTCAATAAATACTTTACCTTCTCTTGCTTTATTTTGAATAGCAACAGCTGCCCAGATTAGATTTGCACATAATTTAAGCGCCATACCAGCAGCTCCAATTATTCCAAGTGTGATCCAAACAGAACCACTGTCAACTTTCTCAACAGTTACTTGGCCACCAATTTCTAAGACGGGTGTGTTAAATGACCTTCTTAGAAGATTAGCGGCCTTTTCCAGTTCCTCTAAGCTATCTATATGTTTTAATTCGACATCTAAGCTCTCCTCCGTTGCTTCTGTAAACTCTTTCGGTCCAACAAAATTTATAAACCTAATAACCGAACTCATAAGATCAACTGATGCGTTGATTAATGCCTCTGCACTTGCCTTATCTGTTGGATAATACTCTCTAGTTGAGTTTTCAATTGGCTCAAGTATTCTTCTTATTAAAGGCGTAATCAAATAAGGAGCAAATAATTTAACTTTTTCATAAGCATCCCGAAAAACGGGTAAGTCATAAAATAAATGATCCTTATCAGGGTCATTATTATAATCGTGTTTTTTTAACTCTAGTAATGGGTATACTTTAGAAAGTATTCTGTAAGCTTGTTTATTATTCATGCCTTTTCTAGCGGTGTGGAGTAGGGTATAATTTGATGAAATCACATTTTTTCTTCCTCCTTCGCTAATCTCAATGAGCTTGGAAACATTTTAGCCGTTTTAAATTCGCTGTTTTTGTCAAACCAAACACAAACAGCTTCCGCGCCGATATATCCGCTAAAGGTCATTATTGGACCACCTGATTTTAACTGCACCAAATCCCCTTGTTTAATTTTTTCGTTTTCCATTTTCTTAAAAATTAGATGAAAACAATACCACTTTATATTATATGCACTTTCATTAATACTGGCGATTAATTCATCCACCAACTAATTCGTTACCCTTTCCCGAAAGGCATGCTTGTTTGAACTGAATACCGAAATCAGTAAGTCTTATTAACTTGTTATATGCTGATGCAGTGTAGTTGGAGCCAAGCACACCTATTAACAGATTATACTCTTCAGATCCCGTTAATCTATCGTACTCTGATATATCATTGAGTTTTTGTCCATATGGAATCTCAAGAATTCCTAAACGGCACAGATTATTTAAATAGTTTGGAAGAAGATCGGGTACTTTTACATTGGCCTCCATATTAATGTGTGAATAGTTGTCATAATAATTTAAATATCCGGGATTATCACCTCTTTTAACCCTGATGTCAACTAAGGGCTTTTTATCAGTTTCACCGAAAATATTTATTATTAAACCCTCATCTGAAGTTAGATTTTTGATGATTTCTACAAAGCTAGGGTGAGCCAACTGCACAGTATCCCTGTCCATAGCATTAGCTATTAGATTGGCATACATTTCTGCTAATGTTTCGTTGTGGCCAGTAAACCGTAAAGACTCTACAGCTGGGCCAACAACATGAGGGTCAGGCGTGACAATATTTTCGGGTGGAGTATTGCTAAGCTTTTTCTCTAGGGTCGAAGTGAGCCAATCACTGATCTTTTCGTAGCCCCAGACTATTCCAGTAATTGGAGCTAAGGCTACATGAATGATTTTTGCGGCATTACCCAGACCTTTACCTACTTCTTGTAAAGCTGGCTGTGCTAAATCATTGTAAATTGGTACAGCTTGAACCAAACCAGTTGCCGCTTCAATAGTACCTTTTACAATACCTCCGCCATTGCTGTCTTCGTCTGCCATGCTTTCCTTAAAGTGTGGATTAGGTGTATTGGTTAGTTAATTTGGTATATTAGGCACTGAGATTATAGTAGATGGTGCTGGGTCTGAAAGCTTAGTACTCTCACTGTTATTCGTTGCAGCAATTCCCCGAGTCACTTTAGCGGGCAATACAAATAGAAATTCAGCGAGCGTTCGGGTAAATTCTACCGCTTTTTTAGCATCTTCAACAGATGGCATACTCGCATTTTCGTCAGCGTGCCGTTCGTCATTAGCGTCAAGCCGGACCTGATGCGCCCACGTTTCCATATCGGGGGTTAACAGTCCATTCTTAGCTGCTTCGTCAATTCGCTTATATAGGCTTCCTTTCGAATACCCTTTCTCTTTTAGCATTGCATCTACAGCGCTCGCGCAGAGCATTATAGAACCAGAAGGAGCAAACGTGGTTTCGATAGCCTGTTGAAGGAAGTTTCTTACTTTGGGTGGTAGAATATCGCTTAGCGTATCAACGCCTGGATAAGTTTCTTGTACAACTTTTCGGTTATAACCATCGATTTTTGCAGAAGCTGTTACAACTCCTCCGCAACGACTGCATTTATAAGTTCTCCAGTACCTGGTATCTTTACCATTATCTGTTTGTGTATAAAATTCACCAGACACAAAGACTAAATTAGGCTTATCAACTGAGCAATGCGGACACTTGCCCAATTTTAAGTGATCATCAAGGGTTAACATATATATAGGCGTGGTTTAGATAATAGCCTGATCAAGCTTTATCCTTATTGCTCAGCTCTTCCAAAATTTTCAATGCTCTTGCGGCAATATCTTTGGCAAGAGCGTTAATTTCCTCTTCTACTTTTGCCTTTGCAGCTTCTTCGTCTTCCCCCCTCAAGTGCGCTAAAATTCGAGTTGATTTCATAGCAGCAGCAAGGCTCGTAGCCTCTATCCTGCTTAGCGAGGTAATGAGATAGGGCGTTAAATTATTTAGAGTCAGAGTAACGGTTTTGTCAAAGCGTGAATCTGGTTGTTGATTTAGTTCAGTTGCCATGATTAGGTGCGGATTGGTTAGTGAGAAAAGTTAGGTTTAGTCAGCAGGAGAATCAATAATGCGCAGTATTTTCCAGATATGGTGTATCTGATCTGTGGGTACAGTCGTGCTTCCATAATCGGGATTATCTGAGTGAAGGGTTAAAAAACCTTTGGTGTATAATTCGTTATCTTTTATGCGCTTTACGACGAAAGAGTCATTATAGCTTATTGCATATACCCCAGACGAGATATATTCCCAATCGGCTGGGTTAACTATTTTACATCGAATTTTTGTACCTTCTGAGTACTTCGGATACATACTTTGACCTCTAACTTCAAAGACTACATTCCGCTCTACGTTCTCGCCCCTCTTTATTATCACTTTTATCTTTTCTGCCTGACCGTAATTCGATTCAGGATCTGACATCTCGTTAAAGCTGCCCTGCAACGGGATTGAATAGTAAGGTAACCACGCACTTTCATACTCTTCGTCATCTACCATTTTCAGTTCGACAGTCCCTTTCGGAGCAAACATTTCCCCTTGGCCGGTTTCCCACCAAATAGGGTTCAAATGCAACAACCTTACTAGTTCATTTGACTTATGCTTACCGATAGGTCTTTTCCCCGCTTCCATCTGGTAATAATTCGATGGATTCTCCTCAAGTTTATCCGCAAACTGTTTAGGATTCAATCCAAGCGTCTCTCTTACTTGAATTAATCTTTGGGCTTTATCACTCACAAGTTCTAACAGTTCGGTCATAGTAATAAAAATATAGTTCAAAAGATTTGCTTTGAATAGTTCAAATGAACTATATTTGCTATCAGTTACGAACGATAGCAAGCAAATCTATGTCAAATGCCTTCATAACGCAAGAAAACCCAGTTGAAACGGTAGCAAATAATACACAAGCGTTTCGTCGTGCGTATAAGCGGTTAAATTCCGGTGAGCAGAAAGACGAGCAGAAAGCATTCTGCCGCCACTACTCAATCTCACCGCCCGCCTTCCGGGCTCGATTGTCTGGATCGACCCGCGTTTCGGATAGTGAGTTAGCTTGGTTCGAAAAACGCGTAGCAACCTACTTCCCCAGTTAGCCATGACGCACGATGAACATAAAATCCCAGCCACTGAGGTTCTTAGGCAATTTTTAGCTGGAACGAAGACACCACAACAAATTCACGAAGCTCAACCCCCTATGCCACAAGAAGAAAAGCAAGCCCTAGCCGATCAGATTCGGCAGAAAGCAACTGAGTTGAATGATCTCGTCAAAACCGCTACCGATGCCGGGCTAACGGTTGACTTGACCACACCTGATATCTATCAGTCGCTAATTCGTGGTGCACAACCCAGTATCAAGATCGATATCAGAGAGATTCAAACCACAAAATTCTAAACAATGAGTGTCGACGAAAAAGGAGTCTTAGCTGATCAAATTCGTCAGACGATCAGCACACTCAACTCGCAGCTCACAGTAGCCCACTACGCCGGACTGGCCGTTGTTATTCAGGGCGCAAGGGACTGCGAGATCATGGTTGCTGGTAATGGGCAATCCCCGCACGTGGAAGTGACAATCAAGGAAGCAGAAATTAGGCACTATTAGCCATGAACACGTTACAGGTTTTCAGCTACAATGACTTTTCGATCGAGTTTGAGCTGATCGGCAGTCAGGTTTACGCCAATGCAACAGCCATGTGTAAACCCTTTGGTAAACGTCCCAACGACTGGTATGTACTTCCTGACACCCAACGCTACATTCAGGCAATTACCGGAAAATCTGGTAATTCTGATTATCAGCTCTTTATCAAAAAAGCGGGAAATCCTGACTATGGCGGGGGTACCTGGATACACGAAAAGTTGATCATTAAGCTGGCTCAGTGGCTGGATGTTGACTTTGAAGTATGGTGCGATCAGCAAATCGCTACGCTATTGACTCGCCGGCAACTCGCCGTTTCCACTCCCTCTTACATGATCGAAGACCCCATTCAGCGGGCCGAAGCGTGGATCCGGGAAGCGAAAGAGAAACAGGCGCTAAGCTTTCAGAACGCTGAGCTTAAACCAAAGGCCGAGTACGCCGAAACGGTACTGCTCAGCGAGTCGGCGCTGACGACCACGAAAATTGCGCAGCAGCTGGGCATGTCGGCCATTAAGCTCAACCGGATTCTGCGCGACAAACGGGTGCAGTATAAGCAGTCGGGCATCTGGAACCTCTACAGCGTTCACACCGGTAAGGGGTACGCTACCCTTCGAACGTATATGCACCCCGGTAGCGATGGCATTATTCGCACGGAACACCTGCTGGTCTGGACCGAAGCGGGTCGTCAGTTCATTCACCAGCTGCTCAATCCCGCCCTAAGTCCAGTCGCCAGCCCGCTACGAGTCGCCACAGCCTAAATACTCCCTTGTTATGGATAATCCCTTTGAAACGCTCTCGACGCAGCTTAGTCATTTGCAGGGACTGGTGCAAACGCTGTCCAAAAATGTGCAGGCGCAAAAACCTGTCCCTGAATCCGACGATCCGATCACGGTCAAACAGGCGGCTGAATACCTGCACCTGTCCCAGTCGGCACTCTACCAGAATATCGATCGTATTCCTCACCGCAAACGGCACGGTAAGCTCTATTTCTTTAAAAGTCAGCTCCGGGCCTACCTCGACGAGGGTAATGCGTAAGGCAGGCACTACAATCTAAATCAACTAGTGAAGCGTGACCTATAATCTAAATCAGTAAAAGGCACGCCCGGCAAAAAGCGTCCGGGCGTGACCTACAATCTAAATCTAACAGTAAAGTTATGCAAACTCTCCAAGCTCCCCGCAAACGGCTTGTTTTTGCCGCATTGCTGGCCACCTTCTCCACGAACGCAATCAGTTCACCCGCCCCCGAGACAGCACCCCTCACCCTGGCGGATCTGGATGCTGAGCAGGATTTTTCCGAACTCGAACACCTGGTCAGCAAACTGGCCGGTCCCCACTGCTCCAGCATCGAATTTCACGACGATAACCGCAAACACGGCTGCCGCTCCCTGGAATGGATCGTTTGTACGCCGGTTTACAACGGCTATTCCGATCGCAATGAAGACGGAGTTTACGCCGACACCTCACCCCTGCGGGAAATTATCTGGGTGCCGGTTGAGGCTCACCACACCATTCAGAACATCGCCGAACGGGTAGCCTACGAAGTACAGTGTATCGACGATAACCGCTTCGCCTAGCCTAGCCATGACAACACTCAAACTTATCGGTTGGGGCTGCCTGGTGGTGGCCCTGCTGATCAATATTCCCTTTTGGATTCATATCATCCGGCATTTAAAGCTACGTAGCCTCTGGCGGGAACTTTGCGCCTGGTGGCTGCTGCGGTCGGAGGATCTGGGCGGACTGCTGCTGATCGTGCTGGTTGTTGCGTTTCTCTGGGTTGGCCTACTTATCACCTGCCCATGAGTCTGCTCAACGATATCTACCAAACGCACCTGCAAACGCTGCTGGGCAAGACAACCCGCATCGAGGAAATTGACATCGATGATGATTTCATCACGTTTGCCCTGCCCGTCGATCAGCCACTGGATCTGCAATTGGGCGTAAAGCTCACCATCTACGGCATCAACGAGGGTAAACTATACTGCTCCATTTTCAACCACGAACTGGAAAAGCAACTGGCCGATCTGCCCCGGTTTGATGCGCTCAAGCAACACATTTTTACCGAAGCCTCCCATGACCAAACGTGAACGACTGAAAGCAGAAAAAGCCGAACGGGACCGTGTTCGGCAGGAACAAAAGGATTGGTACGAACGCGAAAAAGCCCGGCTCGCCCAGCAAGTCTAACCATGTCGAAACGCACACGCTACTACGTCTGGGTGATCTTTTTTGCCCTGCTGCTGGGCGGCTTCGCCTGCAAACATTCGCTCTACTTCCGAGCCAACTTTCCGGCCCTCTGGAGCCGGCACTAGCGTCTATTTTTTATTTTTTATGGCTGGCCTTTGGATTGATGACGAGATAATGAAGCTCAAGCGGACGCCTGCCGAACGGCTACTGCTGGCCCGTATTTGCTACCGGGCCGGCATAGCCAAGGATGAACTATGCCACGACAGTAATAAAGAACTGGCGCTGGCAATCGACATCCATGCCCAGACGGCATCCGATTTGGTTCAGAAGCTCGAAAAAGACGGGTTGATAAATACGAAAGTCTATCCCGAAAAGAAGAACGAACGCACGATTTCGCCTATCCGTAAAATCCTTATACCCTATAAGGAAAATGCGGATAGGTATAAGGAAAAGACTGATAGTGACTATAAGGAAATTCCTTACAGTACCCCCGAGACCCTATCAGGAAATTCCTTAGAGGGTATAAGTCAAATCCTTATAGGGTCTAAGGAAATTCCTGATAGCTATAATAAGGATATAAAACCTTTAGAAAACTTAGAAAAATCTAAAGCTGCTGCCTCCGCTTCAAGCGCGGGCGCGAGGGATGAACCGGGTAGTCAACACCTACCGGCTGAACAAAAGCCCCCTAACCCCCCTGTTGCGGCCGCCCCCCAAGTCCCCAAAAAGAAGTACGGCGACGGCAAGCTCCAGCAACTCGTCAAGGCCTTCATCCAGGCCAACCCCGACAAATACGAGACCGAGATGTACGTCGATTTTCTGGAAAAGTGGACGGCCATCGTCGATGACTCGAAAATTACGGCCGACATCGGCAAGGAGCTCTGGCGAACGCAGGACAGCTTCTCGGTAGCTACCCGACTCAAAAACTGGCACCCCGGCTATCTCAAAGACCAACAGAAACCGCATGAATCAGCAACTCGCCCTTCGCAATCCAACCATTCAGCTGGTAAGAATTCAACCGGCTATTCAGGTAAGCCGGTTAAACGACTTGCCCTTATCCCCCCTGGCAGCCTCAGCCGTTTCGGCAAAGCTAAACGGGACGAAGATCCTCAACGCGACGGAGGAACAATTAGAATCGATGTGGGATCAGATCACGGTTCTGCTGGGGATCAAAGTTGAAGAAAAGGACCTTGAGGCCCACATCGAGGAAATTGCCGCCACGACGGCGTGGCTTCAGGAGAACTACGGCGAGAAGCTGACCTGCGAGGAAATCGTTAACGCCTACAATCTGGCCTGCCAGCGTAACCTCAAGCTCAAAGAGTTATTCGGGCTCATTTCTCCCAAACACGTCGGCGACGTGCTGGATGCCTACCGCACCTACGTCCGGGAGGATCTGGAGATCAACCGGGTCTTCGCCCAGCAGCTGCTACTCGATCAGGAGCCCCGCCAAACCGAAGAGGAAATCACGGCCTTTATGGAATCGGCGCTGGAGAAGGCCCGCGCCGAGGTAGCCGCCGGTAAATTCTATTTCGATGCCGGTAACGGGCTCTTTGACTGGCTCTACCAGAACGGGCGCATCACGATCGACGAGAACCAGGCCGATCATTTTTACAAAAAAGCCAAACAGCAGCTACCCAAACTGCTGGAGCGCGAAAAGAAAGACGTTACCCCGGGCGACACCGGCAAGCAGTCGCAGCTGGAGAAGCTCATTCAGCACGCCGAAATGGGGCTGATCGGCGCTGATCACCATGCCCGCATCGAGGCCTACGCCAAACGGCTATTTCTCAATCACTACCTGACCCAGCAGCCATGAAAAAGCGCCCCAACGTGAACGAAATGTCGGCCGCTGATTTCCGTAAACGCTACGTCGATCAAATCGAACATAACCTGCAAAAGCTCTGCATTGACTGGTTCCGGCTTGACTACCCGCAGCTGATGATTGCCGCTGTGCCCAACGCTGGCGACCGCTCCCCGGCCGAAGCGCAGAAGATGCTCAATGAAGGCCTGCTTCCGGGCTTCCCCGACACCGTCATTCCGTTTCCGAGTGCGTCCTACCACGGTCTGTTTGCGGAGCTAAAAACGGTCAAGGGCCGCATTTCGCCCCAGCAGCACATCGTTCATGCTCACCTGCGGGCGCTGGGCTACCAGGTGATCGTACCCCGCACGTTCGAAGAATTTCAATCACAGGTTACCGACTATCTACATGGCCCAGCAAATTCGGGGCACTGAGCCCCCCGGTTACATTCATCTGCCAAAATTGGGATTAGTGGCTACGAGTGATATAGGCTATTTCGTCTCGCAGAAACAGTACTGTCACATCTACTTCGTAGGCTCCAATAGGCCGCATCTGCTCAGCGAGCCACTCGCCTACTTTCGGCGGAAGCTGCCGCACTTTGTTGAAACCCGCTTTCACAACTGCCAGGGTTTACGCATTCGTCGAAAACTCTATAACCCGGCTCTGCCTGCCATAAACGGCCTGCGTGAAGCGTAAACCCTACCGCCCATGATCTACTACAAATCGAAAATCAAATACAGCGCCCTGGTCGATGGGGAGGCCAAAGCCCTGACCGAAATCTACCTGCACGAGGCCATTAACTACGGGGAGGTCGAAACCCAGTGCCCGGAGATCCTCAAGACGCGCATCAAAACCTTCGACGAGGATACGATTGCCAATATCGGCAAGATCAAGTTTGCCGAGGTCATCTTTCATCCGATGGCCGAAGACGACGCCTTCTGGCAGGTCAAGGTGACGGTCTTCGACGAGAAAAAGCGCAGCTGGGCCTGTCTGGTACCGGCCCTCGATTACATCGCAGCGGGCCAGCGTGTCAGCGACTACCTGAAGGGATCACTTTTGCCCTACGAGATCGCCGACGTCAAAAAGTCCGATATCCTGGCCGTCTGGCATCCCAAGAACGAGCTCTGGCAGGGCGACTGGTACAACCGGATGGAGCGGCTCTACGACGAGGGCAAACGCGAAGTCGGCCACAATCAGCTCGATATTGATTTCGACAGCAAAGCCGATGAGGACGACGAAGACGATTCGGATAATTATGATTATGCCCAGCGCCGTAATCAGCTGCACGACGAGTTAACGAGTCTGGGCAATGGTTTGGGAGCCGTCCAGATTACGGCCAGCGGTACCGATCGGGCGGGCAATCACAAGTCGGTGACGGTCAACCTGCGAAAAAACCGAAAACGGAATGGCTAACGTCGTCCGTATCGTCGCCGGCCTGAAACCCTCAACCGGCGACTACCACATCATCACCGTTTTTGACGACGACCGCATACGCATCGAGCGCCCGTTTTGCAGCCTGCTGCTGCGTCGGGAAATGGGCACGCTTGACGAATCCAGCTGGAAACCGCACCGACACCTGATCGGGCTCCTTGAGCCAAACGCCTACTTCATAATCCACTACTGCCCATGCCGATCACACCCGATAATAAAGCCCGCTATCCCCGAGATTGGAAGCAGATTTCGCAGCGTATCCGTACCCAAAGAGCTGGCAACAAGTGCGAAGTGTGCGGCCTGCTCAATGGATCGCGCGGCTGGCGCACTAAGGACGGGACGTTTTACAGCGTCGAGGGCTTTGCAGGCGAAGCTATTAGCCCGCTACACGAAGATGAACTCTGCAAACTCGTTGGCAAACGCAACCCAATTACAATTGTTCTGACCGTCGCCCACCTGGATCATACGCCGGAAAACTGCGCAGATGACAATCTGAAAGCCATGTGCCAGCAGTGCCATAACCGTTACGATATGTCCCACCGGCAGGCGAACGCCCGCAAAACACGGCTCGATAAAATCTTCAAAAAGCAACTTACTCTATTCGCATGAACCAGCCCTTTCGCCTGCGCGGCCCACCTAAACAGTAGCTGCTGTCATAGCACCGGACACGGATGGGTGTCAAAATGGGAATCTTACCCCTACCGTGTCCGGTGTTTTTCCGTCAATTAAGATTTATACGCTACTATTTAGGCCCAATAATTCATAAAAAATATTCAAACTATCTTATAAAGAAGGGGCTTTAATAGCTGTCAAACTTTTATTTATAATACAAAATAAAAATTAAGTAAAAAGTGGATAAAAATAACTAGTAAATTCAATTATAATTTAAGTATTAACGGCAAAAATAAACTCATCTTAAATACAAGTAATTGACGTATATAGTATTATTACTTTACACGCTTTAAGTAAAAAATAGTAGAATATTACTTACCAAAAATTTAATAATAACTAATAATTACTCATATCCAAAAACTGTAACTTTTTATTTAAAAATTTTTAGATTTTTTACTAGTATATAGCATCGATTAAATCCTTTAATCCAAAAATATCTTATTATAATTTTAAATCTCTTACCGTCTATTTTTATGAATACGATGTATAAAAGACCAGTCTGCTTATTACTTGCATCAGTTTTACTGATCTTCTCCGCTTGCCAAAGGGGAAGTATGGAACCGGTCGATTTTGGCCAAACTCAATCGGTGAAGGTTAGCGCTGAAGTTGCTGAACAGTATCGCATTGAATTCGCGAAACTAATGGCTAAAGCCGTGGCTAGGGAAGATGTGCGCACGCTATTGAAAACAGAGGCAAAAAAACAGTTTGATAATGATACGGATATACTGTATCAAAGAACCAAAAACACTAAATTAGAAAACGGTCAGACGTTTGAAGAAGCTCTCATTGAACTGTATGGATCCCAAGAAAATTTCAATAAGATTGTTAATAGCTTACCACTACTAACAATTTTTATTCCCACGTTGGATAAATTTTCCGTTGACAAATGGGATATTAAAACAGAATTACCACAGGTCGCTTCCTATCCAAATAAAATTGGTGATGGGAAAAATCAGTATACGTTCCCCGCTTTTACTCAAGCTGGTGAATCGGTGCTTTTACAGAAGCATATTAAGCCAACTTCTGCAACCATTTTGATCAAGGACAATGAGCGACTATTTGTCAAAAATAAAGATAATCAAAATGCCCGGCTTCCTTTTGGTGCCAATCGCTTGATAAATGAAGGCGGAGTTACCTATGATTTTATTGATGCCTCCTTTGATGCCAGCTTCAGCAAGTCGGTTGCCAATAATAAGCAGGCCAGAATTGCCCGTTCTGCTAACGAATTAGGACAAGAAGTAAAAGATTCGTATGAATTTGGTCTGCAATACCAACGCGATTATATCTATTATGGCATTGCCCCTGAACGGGGCGTAAATACAGGTACTCTCCGCGATAATTATTATGAGTACATAACCACGTTTGGGGTATTAAGTCCAGCTAGTTTCGATCATATTGTTGACGATCCAACGAACGACTGGGGTGACGGAAATCTGGAATTCGTTATCAATGTTATTGCAGTAGACGGTAAGTCTGCCTTAAACACCCAAACGAAAGGTTTCAGCTGTAATCTTCGTGATATGTTCTTTTTTTCTGGCAACAAAGACAGTCATCAGGTGTACAACTCATATACGTATTTTCTTCCTACCCCTATCGAATTATTCCGGTGGGATATGGAGCGTTATGGGGATGCAATTAAGTTTTTGGTTTACGAGAGCGATCCAACCACGTCAGGAACAACCACCTATAGTACGACTACTACCTCTACGTATGGCTTTAATTTTAATATTGGGGTTAAGGATGGTCCCAATTTTGGCATTAATGCCAGCAACGTGGATGCCAGGAATCATACGTACAGTGTAGTCGTGGCTGGCGCACCTGATTACTTGTACGATGCTGTACTTACCTGGAGAGATAAAGTTGTGACGGAAAAATACGACCTAGGCGGAGGTTCCGTGTATTATGGAATTAATGATGTCCAGACTGGAACAGTCAGTATGACGGTAGAGCCGCGAAGGAAGTTTTAGTAAAACAACCCAGTTTTGCAATAAAAAAGGCGCTCCGACATTCGAGCGCCTTTTTTATTGCCCGGCGGATCAGGGCCATAAAAGCCCGGCTGGCTGAGTTGCAACTCCCGAACCGGGCAACTGCCGCATTCGACCAGTAGCACCCCGGAGCTCATGAGGTACGCCAAATCGGCACTGGACTCGATCTTTGCCTTTGGCTACCACTATCAGAAAGTGGGCGTGATGCTAACCGATCTGGTGCCCGCTTATTTATTTGTTCAATCATCCCCTGAGAGGGTGGCTAGGCCGGAAGGCCACGCAGCCACCCTTGAACCAATAAAAAATGGTTCGTACAACTAATGACCTTTATCAGGCGGGTTGCTGATCAACGGCGATCCGATCCGAAATTTCGCTCGGGTTTCGTCTGTTCAACGGAACCCGTTAACGAATAAACGCGCCAACAACTTTTTGCCATCCTAAAAAGGGCCTTTATCCCTCTTCGCTTACTACAGCATGCCTGAACTAATACTAAATGCTACCTTGATAATAGCGTAAGGCTTGTTCAACTGATATACCTTGTAACCGAGCATTATCAAGGATGAGGAACGTGATTCTGTAAGCCTCAGGATGTTTGCAAAAACGTTTCCATAGCCTATAGGCGTCATCATAACTATGGCCTGTCTTGGTGGATATATAGACAAGTTTGCGGGCGTCCCAGACCGAGTAGGGAGCTAATATCGCTTTTAAGTACCGACTAATAAATAAAAGTTTGCTCATGAAGTAGGTTGTAGTTCACTGGTAAACATAAGTACTTATGCTCAGTGATTTTTAGCCCCTCTATTAAATTGGAATTAAATCGGTATGGGCTAATTTCTCTTGTGAAGCGATTGAGATTCACCCTGGAATGGCCTGTGCACCGGGAACAAATTAGTTGCCGGACACCTTGTCTAGTTTAAGTAAAGCCATTTCGTTTCTGGCTTCTGGTAAGGTTAGCTTATACGAATAGAACATCGATCGGCAGAGCCGGGCTATACCCTGCAATTACTACTTGAAGTAGGTCAGTACATTAAAACTAGCAAACACCTACCCAGCATCCCTGAGCGGCTGAACTCGTTGAGAGGCGGATTGATGTGGCCACCCACGTGAGTACCGCAACGATAAAGTAGCCATGATTATTCACTGACGTTCACAGTTAATAAAACGGACTTTTGTCGGTTCTGTAGGGTAGGCATTTAAGCGTTTTCAATTCAGAAATTGGCTGTACCTGATTTTCTTTGTATCCTTACTCAACGGGAACAACAACTACCTATGCCAGAGCAAGCCGCATTAAGACAAGCCGCCGAATATTGGGAAGAGCAGTACAATCGGATCAGCGAGCAGGCTGAATCGTTCCCTAAGACAGGAATCATAGAGGATGACCTGGAAACAGCCTCTTGGTTGGCGGAAGTGAAGGAAATGTATCATCAGAAGTATCAGAAGGCTCGGCAGGACTACATTGACGCTGACTACGGCAATGTGCAGGATTTGCTAGGGTAAAAAAGGCCAGCTCATCCGGGCTGGCTTATCGAATAAGGGTGACCATGAGGCGCTGATCTCTTTTTACGGTTATTCACTAAATATAGTCTATTGCTGTGCGTTTTCTTGCTACATGAACCCTTACCGTTAAGCCTATGGAAGGACTATCCGCTGAACAATCGCCCGAGCCGCATCAACCCACCATATCGCAGCAGCAGTTCGATGCCGCCAATGATTTTCTATCCATCTGTGATCGGTTGTCGAATGAGTACGACAGCGGCTATTATTGGGCTGATGTGCAGCGGGCCCTACGTATTGCCGCTGGACTTGAGAAATGGCCTGAATAAGCAATAAGCTTATAGTGGGCAATCATACCTACCCCTAAAGTGCCCAAAAGCAATAGGGCATGCTCGTGAAAAACGAGGTTTAAGCGGATCGATCATGTTCGCTGAGTAAACCGACTAGTTTGAAGCTAAAGTAGGCGGATAACCGTGGCTATGGTAGCGTTATGATCCTGAAATAAGGGTCTCCTTTTCGTGAGTCGTCTAGAAAAACGAGGTTTAGGCGGCGTTTTCGTCGACCTGTATGTAGCCGTTTACTATATTTTCTGATACTTCCCTTCTCTGCCATCGTCTCACGCTCATCGTTGACAAGCCAGCCCGGATGGATAGGCGTCGAGGTCCGATCTTCATTGGCCTGTCGTTCGCCTATCCAGTACGGTTTCTTACCACTTACTCCAGCATCGACCACGCATGGCCCTACTCCAGCTCTCCGCTATCAAGCAACTCCAAAAAAGCATCACCCGCCAGAAACAGGCCGTCAGTAGCCATTGCTTTAACTGGCCGTCTGATCAGGCCATAGCGCCGGACCTGTTCATCCGGATCAGTAAAGCCGAGCTACAGGTCGCTAACTTAGTATCCCAACTGGCGTTGCTTTACCAAGCCTGTCTGGCACTCGCCCAGGACAGGGTCATCGACGAGCCGTGGTCTTTTGAGGAGGAGCCGCCAATCGATCCCCTGGCTGGCATCCGCTTTGTGTTCCACGCTCAAACCGAGTGTGATTTGCCCCCCACCATTGAGCAGTACAAAGAACTCCATGAACTGGCTATGACCTACAGCCAGTTCCAGAAAGCCCGGCGGCAACTCGTGCAGGGGGTGACAAGTAGCTATCCTGAATTGACGGACCGGGGCGAGCTTAAACTCATACCCAAAAGGTCACTGACTCTCGCAGCCTGGGCCCAAAAAGAGTATCAGCAGGAAATTGCCGATATTGACGTTGACTACTGCTTAGGGGGTTACAATCAATTCTATCAGCAGAGTATGACCCTTCTGCAAGCGAACACCGATGGCCAGCGAACAGCCCTAAGTATCTTACAATTGATCAAACTACACTAAATAGGAAGGCTTTCATTAATTAATTTCCTGCCTTAAGTCCTCATTGAAGTCTTTGTTCAATGACTTGATGATTTGAACGCGCTGATTGAGCCGGGTCAGTTCCAGCAGGCTTGTACAAACGGCTGACAGCGGAGCGATCGCTTCCGGAATAACCAGATCAAACTGCCCGTTGGTATCCACAACCATAAGGAGCTGGCTCTCCCCCGAGTCGGTCGTTATTGGCGAACCCATCCGAACGCCATTGTTATAGGTAGCGATCCGGTCAAGTAGCGCCTCCCGCAGCGGCCAGTATCGTTCCTGGGCCGGAAGGCGATAACCGATCCGGCCAGGGCCAACGGCGGTCGGGCGGATTGGCAATTGAATCGCGATGAGTTGCTGAATGAATTGCAGATCGAACAGATGCCCTTTGGTATCGTTGTCGAAAGCCAGGTTGATTCGCCAGGCGGGTGATTTTTTAAACGAGTCAATGTACCGGGTGATGGTATCGACCTGCTGGGGAGTAAGCTGCCCCCCGGTGGAAAAATAGACCGAATTAATTGTATCATCTCCCCGCCTGGTCCGCAACTGCTTGTGCGAAAGCGCATCGATAGCGCTCTCCAGGACGAAAAACTGCTCCGCTATCGGCACCGGATTCGACAGAAACACACTGTTGAGCCGATCACTACCGGGCGCATGCAGCTTTACCTGCTCATTGCGAAGTTCCAGTCCCGTCACGTCCGCTGACAGGCCATTGTAGTACGGAAACGCCACGTTCGTAAACTGGATGTACTGCCGCTGGGGATGCGCCTTTACCGTTGGGAACTGTTCGGCGTGGCCCCCTTTCGGATCATAATAGGTAACCTGGGAAACCACTTTACCCGCAAACTCAGGACTATTGATCGTTTCGGGAGAAATTTGCCGCTTGATGAGGTAGTTCTCGTTCTCCAGCGGTCGGATATCAAACAACGCTACATCAAAGGCCTCCTTTGGTTTATCATCGGGCAACCGGACCGCCATTTGCGGATTGCGGACAATCAATTCAGCGTCGACCTGGAGGTAGCTGTAAAGGACACTGGTTATGTTTTTGAACTCATTGTCAGCCGGTTGATTGAACTGACTAAAAACCGTTACCAGTCGATTCCGGATAAAGTCAATGATCGTACCCGAGTCGGCAAAGTCACCGGCGCGCTGATAGACCTGTTGGGCAGGATTTCGGGGATTTTTGATGACAATTCGATCCTGATAAGCGGTGTGTTCCAGTACCGGCCGACTATGCCCTTTGTTGGGTTGCAGCTCGTACCCATAATGCAAAGCCAGTTCGATAATCGAGACGGTAGCCCGAAGTTCCTGAACAGGAATCAGATTGGGAAAGCGCTTCCGGAGTTCATCGAGCTTTGTCATTAGTCAAAGTAAGGCATTTTAGCCGATACGCCAGACTTATACAACCCGTGATTCAGGCCGGGCTGTGCTTCAACCCGGCATTGGCACCATTACCGACCTGAAGTATCTGTTGATGCTGATCAATTACCAGTATCAGAGCACGGTTGAGCCCAGCCCCAACCCGATGAATTAGGGGGCTATCTTCCAAACAGCCGGCATACCTTCGTTAGCCGACGGTTCCCTCTAGTTTGAAGAACCGGCCAAAGGACGTTAGACTAATGTTGAGAAACAGGCCAAAGTGGCCGCTTTCCATCAAGTCCAGATAGATTCGCTGATGATCTTTATCCACACTGATCACAAAGCCTTTGGTGCCTACCCGAATAATACCCGGACTGGCCGAGGAAGTGATCTGAATGATTCCTTTCGAAATGTAATCGGCATTTAGGCGAATCTCAGCCGTGGAAACCACCCGGTCGCTGGCTTTAAATGGTCGTAACGTCATGATTATGATGCAGATATATTAACTACAAAGCAACTTAGTAACGAAACTACTGTCGATCCATTCGGGGTTCTACGCTAAATATACCGCCTAACAAAAAACCCCGGACCTATCAGCTCCGGGGTTTTCCGACTACAAACCTACTTTCTTAACTAAAATACAGATTGGCCTCCCGCTCCCGACGAGCTACCAGTACCGGTAGTTTGACTTTCTCGCCGTTTCTGGTACCGAACACCCACCGGTTAAACTGCTTCCGGATATCAGGATCACGAGGGTTTTTATTAATCACCTTCAGCAGCGTCGAGCCTCTGAATGCCCCCTCGCCGGCGTTAAAGGCAAAACTGACGCAGGCGTCAAACATCTGCTGCGTGAGCGGCTGAGTAACACACTTATTGACGCAGGCCTCGAAGCGGTCGAGATCCGAATCGAGCAGCCGCAGCGCTTCGGCCGAGGTGATGGTTTTGCCCATGAACACGTCGGGGCCCGTATGACCGATGCCAATGGTGGGCACACCCACCTGGTCGCGGTAGGCTTTGAGTTTGCAGCCTTCCTCATTCTTAATGAAGTCGATGCCGCGCACGGAAATTTTGTAGCTATTCATACAAGTTACGCTAGTTTACGGTAGAACTTTTATGTGATTGTGTGCGTGTCTGTGTGCATTACCGGCTAGGCCAACTAGCTCATAAACAGCGCGCTCTTACTTGCCTGGGATCGTGACGGTTATGTGACTGTGCGGCTTGTGGGCGGTTAAAACTTTTCCAGTACTGACTTGATCCACCGCTTGCGGCCCCAGCCCAACAGGCGCGTACGCAGCAGCTCACTCTCCAGTTCCGATCGCAGTTCTTTGATCTGCCCGTTCGATTCGACGAGCGCCTGGCCAACCTGGCGCTCCCGGCCGCTGGCGGTCGTCAGCTTGGCGTTGGCCTGATCCTGCAAGGCCTTGATGCGGGCGTCTTTCTCCTGGATCAGATCGCGGCCGGCCAGCCTAGTCTGTTGCAATAGACTCACCGACTCGTTGTATTTGCTGGTCATCTGCTCCAGCTGCTGTTTGTAGGTAATGGCCTGCGTGCAGCAGTCGGGTATGGGTACAGGTTGCCCCTGGGCGACGAGGGCCGACCAGACCAGCAGGGCCAGCACGGCCGTCAGCCCCGCGATGATTTTTTCGGTTTGGTTTTTCATGGGTTGATCTGGTTTAGGGAGTCCCACCGGGCTTTGGCGGATTGTTCGCTCGGCCGGGGGGCGGTAAACACCGAGTCGGGCCGGGTTTCGCCCAGCACGTAGACGGTCTTTTTCTGCCGGTACTGTTGGTAGAAGCCCCGGCCGATCAGGCCCAGGGCCGTCAGGGTGAAGGCGAGCAGCAGCAGCTTCAGCCCGTTCTTTTTGAGGTATGACTTTACTTGATCCATTTGTCAAAGGTTTGTTCCATCCGCACTTTCATGCCCGCCAGCGTCTCCTTGATATCCTGCGCCATCTCCTTGGTTTCGGTTACCTCTTCGCCCAGCTTGGCCACCTTTTCCGACAGCTGGCGGGCGTGGTTCTCGGTTTGCAGCTCCAGCTTGGTGGTGCGCTCGGCGATGTGCTCGCGCCAGGTCTGCCACTCGCGCAGGTTGGCCTGGTAGGTGGTCTTGTGCTCAGCCAGGTTATCGGCAATCGCCTTCAGCTTGGCTTCTTCGTATTGTTCGGCCTTTTCGGCGGGTCGGGTAAACAGGGAGCGAAACAAGTAGCCGGCCAGGGCCGACACCAAGGCCGCAATGCCGGTTTGCACCAGGGCGGCCGCGCCCCCGCCCGAATCGGACGCAATGGCGATGTTGGCCGGCTTGTCGACGTGTTGCAGCAGCAGAAAAAAAAGTGTCATTCGTTCAGTACAGTTACGGAGGTAGTGGTTAATTGGTAAGGGGGTTTTCGATCTTGGCGATCGAGACCAGGTAGGTCAGTAGTTCTCGGATCGCCTGCGAGGAAGCCCCCACAATGAAGGCCGCTACGGGGATTAGCCAGTCCATTTTCTGACTCGACAAATGGTTGCTGAAGGCCGAGATGCCGGCTCCGGAGATAGAAGTGGTTGACAGCCGGTCGAGTACGCGGTTGATCGCGTTCATCGTCGCGATCGTCCGGCGGTCGAACTGGAGTAATTTGGGGGTTGTGTCCATGGTTACGTTACGGTATTTTATTTACGGTTTTACAAAAGCGTATCTTTGGGGCACCATGAGTAAAAAGTCATTTCCCTTTCCCGGTCCCTGGACACTGGTGGCGTTGGTCAGCGGCTATCTGTTTTATTTGGCCGTGAAGTGGCTTATCGGGCTGTTTTAGCTGCTAGACTTTCTAGTCGATGTAGGCGATCCAGCAGATATTGAGATTGGTCAGCACGGATATACCGTTGATCTTGATATAAATATTGGTGCTGTCTGCCGTCCAGCTGGTGCCAAGCGACAAGGGCGTATTATACTGAAACGAGTACTGGACATTGACGGGCGTTGCGCTTAGCCCGTGCGGAATCGTGAAGCTCTGCGTACCGATCGCCAGCGTCAGCACGGTAAACACCCCTCTGGCCTGAGTGAGCGGCTCGGACTTTACCCACCGGCCCACCGGCCAGCTGCCGATCACTTTCTTGCCGTCGTCAGTCCCTGTCGACAAATCATCCCAGAAAAACAGGCCACCCATTTTATCATTCATGACAACCCCATACCGGACGATGGCAAAGCTGGAGGAGGTTCCTTTTTGCGCCCGGAGCGCGGTTAAGTTTTCAAAGCGCATCAGCGTAGCTCGATTGAATAGATGAGGTTATTACTGCCCGGTACCGGTGCGGTCGTGTAGTAGATCGTTACGTTGGTAGCGTCCACAGTATAGTAGCGGATATTGGCCGCGTCGTTGCTGTTGGGATGGACGGCCACAAAGCTTGGCGTAAAACCCAGGCTGTGGGCGACGGTAAAGGTGGTTTGATTGCCCGTACCGGACAGCGACGCACTCAGCGGATAGGTACCAAACGGTTTACCATTGACGGTTACATTGTTGCCCGTGATCGACAGGCCCGGTATGCCCAGGTTCGCTTTGGCCGTGGCCACGTTTCCCAGATCGGACAGGTTGGCGCTTTTGGCCATGCCCCCGATTTGATCGAGCGTCGGCATCGGACCGGGGGTGATTTGGGCGAAACTGGCAGTAGAGACTAGCAGAAACAAAATCGCTTTCATGGTCTCGCTAGTTTGGTGTAACCGCCAGCCCTACTACGCCTGTCGCTTGGCTGGTTGCAGAGGTGATAACAAACTCATAGATCTGGCCAGCACCCACAGTGCTTGGATTGCCAGTAGTCAGCGTGGCACTTCCCTGATTTGCCGGTATAGTGATTGTCCCTATCAGCGTGTTAGTGGGGTAGGTCTTGTTGTATACATCGACCGTTACGGATTGTGCGATTGGCTCTGTAAGGAAAATGCTTAGTGTTGCTCCGTCCGCCATTGTTAAAGGGCAGTGGACAAATCCACGATTGTTCTGCGCATGTGGTATAACTGATCGTAACGTGAACACAGCTTCATAGGCGCGGGGCGAGGGCTTATCGTCGGCAAAGAATAAAGCAGCTGGCTTGCCTACGTAGCTGCTGTAATCGGTACTACCCATCCCCGTAGTGCGAACATAGCGAGCGCTAGTCGTACTGCTGCGCGTGGGGTTTCCGGTGCTTAGGCTCACTATGGCGGAGGTTGTGCCACCGACCGCGAGTTGACCCGCCTTGAACCCGCCTAGGTACTTGGTCGATAGTCGGGGTGAGTCGCTACTGAACACAAAGTCGATATAGCCCACTCCACCCCCGGCGATGGTGCCTACGTAGTACTCTTTGCTATTTTTTACTTGCGTATCGACATAACTATCATTTGCAATGAAGCTAAACGTATTGTCCTGATAGATTTCGATTGTGTTGCCGCCCGTAGCCTGCATTGCCCCCGTGGGACTCACGCCTGTCAGCCGGGTATTTGCTCCCGACACACTTGCTGCATAGTTAGAAAAATACTGCGCTGCTTTCGAATTAATGACAACATAAATCGCCTTTTGTCCCGTTGCGGCAGTGAACGCTGTTAGGCTCATTCCCAAATCCACATAATTGCTGCCAATGCCAACCAGTTTGAGGTCTGCTACCTTTTTGTAGCGAACATCGCCCCGGAAATAGCCAGGGTAATAATCCCACACATTGCCACCCAGGTTAGTTACTTTGAGTTCAGCATCGTACTTTTTTGCCTGGTTAATCAGCGTAGACGGTGGGACCAGAAATTCAGCAAAGGCACTCGCTCTGGCACTGTATCCCGCGCCGGACGGGTGAACCAGATCGCCCAGCAAGGGAAGTTGTGTACCTGCCGTTAATGTTGTGGTGGACTGGCCAAATACCCTATCCCAGGTATCGAATAGGCGAACCCCAGAAAAGTCGTTACGTACAGCGAGATACCCATTCCGTAGGCCCTGATTCCATTTTTCGACAAGTGCCTGATCCGTTGGTAAATCCTGCCCAAAGTTGGGATACGCTGTTGAACTTGGAAATCCCTGCCCAGCCGTGAAGGGTCGCGCCGTCATCGGGTTAGGCGTGCGCAAGATGATCTTGTCTTTTGGATAGGCTTTCTGAATGCGCGTGATGGCGGTACGTAGGCGTTGTGCGATGTAATCGCTTATCTGGGCCTGCGTCAGGTTACCCGTAGCGGCATACAGAATTAGGTCGTTGATGCCGTAACAAACCACCCAGCATACCTTATCGGCTTTACCAGCCCGCCAGTTGAGTTGCGTAGCGAGTGAGGTGGCCCCGCTTGGTTTGTGCCCGTAGTAATCCCACTGATTGATACCCGCATTCGTGGTCACAATGGTAGGGGGCGTAGCTGCGGCCCCGGTTAGCCAGTCGTCCAGGCGGTGTCCGGAAGCCCCAAAACTGACCGTCCCGACGACACGCTCCAAAACTTCGCCCGGCTTGCGCAGTTCGGTAAGCCGATCGAATCCGTACCCCGAACCCTGGTCCTGCTCGGTGGTGGAGTCGCCACTAAAAAGAAACAGCACATTGTCGGGCGAGAAATCACCCAGCCCGCCCACCGAAACGATATTCAACGCATCCGCCACCATGACCGATTCGCTGCCCGTGCCCGTTGGTGTGTACGAGGTAGTACCACTACCGCCACTGGGTTTATACACCTGCGCCTGCACCAATCCTGCGCAGAGCAGTAAAAAAACGAGTATCTTCTTCATAGGTTGTTAGCGGGTTCCAATGATTAAAAATGTGTTGCCAGCGCCGGGATCATAGGTGATCGCTCCATGTTTGATGCCTGGAATAGCAGGAAACGTAAAGCCCGTTTGAGCCGCCAAGGGTTGTCCCATCAGGGTTCCGCTGGTGGTGCCGTTGTTGAATACACTCACGAAGTAGGCTCCGGCTGCTATTGTACCGGCGGTCGTGGCCGGCGTGTTAAAATCAGTACCAGTTGTGGTTGTGATCGTGACGTTACCGCCCCCACCGCCGCCCGACGCGGGAATAGCCGCTTCGTAGTTGGCCAGCGCGGTCGCCACCGTGGTGCCCCAGGCGCTGCCATCCGCCTTTTGAAAGTTGGCCACCTCGTAGGGAAACGAGTAGCCGCCGACGCGCACGTTGATGCTGCTGCCGGCTGCGGTCACGGCGATATCGCCCGGGGCGAACGTGCCACTGATAGAGGTGCCCCGCACGCCGACCTGATCGCCGACGCGGTAGAGTTTGATAATGTTCTGCCCGAAGCCGATGCTGGCCAGCAGGCACAAGAGGGGAATTAACAGGAGTCGTTTCATGGTATACAGGGGGATTAATTAAGACTATTGATCGGATCGGATGCGGTAAATTTTCCACTTTACGCCACCGATGGACGGGTATTGACCATCGCCATTCGGGTCTTTGTATTGGATCGAAAAGCCGAGCATGTGGGAGCCATCCCAACCTGAAACGTTTGTCATGTCAACCGTGTAGGTCTGACGGCCAGCGTTCGGATTGATACTAAAGTCTCGGCTACGCTCTACGCTAGGGTTGTCCGGATTCGACCAGACGATTTTCATCTGAGAAGCCCCGTTTACGAACTCCGCATCGATGTAGATTTTCTTAACGAACTCGCCATTGATCCACTGCTCAGGGCTTGACGCTTTCATGTCTTTTCCCTGTTGATCGCCCTGAAGGAGCGGTACAACTTCCAGATAATCGGTGATATTCTTCTCCAGCTGATCGCCCGCATGGTTGTAATACCAGCCCAGACGCGACCGCTGATTAAAGACATAATCGAACTTGCCCGTCCATCTTGGCTGCGCGTAACACCAGGCTTTAATCTCATCGACGGTTCCGTATTTGGCCGCAAAGTCCAGGTCGTAAATGGCGTCTTTATGATCGAGAATCAGGTGCGGAGCAGAACCCACATAGAACAACGCGAAGTCTTTATCGATGCCGGTATCGGCCCCTTTGCGGTCATTATCGTGCGCCCAGCGCCCCGAAAAAGGCATATAGAGACCCCATCCTTTGCCTATCCGGTTATCGATTGCCGCCATGCAGGGCTCAGTCGATCGGAACTGAGTAGCCCCCCCGTCATCTTCCGGCTGATTTCGGGAAATCCAGTTGCCGGTGTAGGGTTTACCCGTTGCGTACATGACCGTCGTAAAGTCCGGAACAAGCATAAAGCAAGGCGTTTCCTGCGTCCTAACGTCGGGAAACGAATTCGACCAGGCGTCGTCGCGGAACATCGTCCAGCGCATGTGCATTCGGAAAGCAGACGCGTCGTTTGGATCGTGCCTGAGCCACTTTTCCATGTACATCTTACCCAGAACCCGGCTCATGTCCCATTGATAGGGCTGCGCTTTGGTATAGAGCTTGCCCGTACTTTTGTGGAATGTCAGTAAGGGGGAAAAGTCTCCGTTTGAACCCTCGTTGCCACCTTCGATGGGATTCCATCCGATGCCGTGCGTCACCTGCCCCGCTTCTGTATACTCATCTCCGGCCCCTCGTGGCGTGGAGTAGGCTCCCATTTGGACCTGCCGGCCCGCATCTAAAATGCCATTACCCCAAATTGGACTATTAACCTGATTCTTGCCGTTGTACGCAGAGGAGACACTGAGGTAGTCCAGGAATCCGGCACCCGTCAAATTTAGTCCGATCCGAACACCGCCCGAAGTCGGTGGATCAAGATATACCCGGTTGTAAGCGCCGTTCGCTTCACCTGAGCCGCTACGTCCCGTCTCTGACAAGGCGACATACGTACTATTTAGCTCGTAGGCATTACCGTACCCTGCCGTCGTTGTGGCCGTATTACTACCAGGGTTTGTCGTGGTCTGCGAGGGCGGCTGGGTAACGGTCGTGCTGGTAGCATTGAACAAGGCCACGTCTCTCGCTCCGGAAACAGGCGTAAACGTTTTACTGAACGTCACCTGATCGGACTCTTTGCGGATGGTTATTTTCTTGGCGGAACCGTTCGGCAAATTGACGATCCAGCGCCGGGTATTACTGGTGGGCTCCGATCCGAAATAGAACGTCGTGTTGTTGATCGGTACGCCGTCCGGATTATTGATAGTAAAGCTGCTGCCGTCTGCGTTTTCAAAGCGCATTTTGACGTTATCCCCCGAATTCAGCGAAACCGTGGCGTTTACCGTCAGCGAGTTCGGACTGAACGAATACGTCGCCGACGCAAAGGCCGGGCCGGTAGCGGTCGTCGAGCACGTCGGCTCGACAATGGGCGCTTTGCCCGACGGGAGCGGACACCCGCCCGATTTGGTGACGCGGGCAATGGTGCCATTGGCCACGGCCGCTTTGAACTCGTTGTTCTTGCTAACGGTATACGGATACGTCGTCAGGTTGCGCTGGGCAATGACCCGGTACAACTCGACACTGGGCGCGTTGGGTTTGTAGATATAAAACTCGACGGGTACGACCGTTTGCGCGAGTCCACGCGGGGCTAAACCCGACAGCGTCAGGCACAATACGGACAGAAGTGTAAGAAGCTTTTTCATGGTTTAATTCGAAATAGCGGTGGGTATAGTTTCTGAGTTGGCGGCCGTAAACCGGTAGTCACCCGTCCAGGTGATGGTCGGCGAGGGGGTGATCAGTGGACTGGAGTAGCGAAAGCGCAGGTGCTGGGGCAGTATCGTTGTACCAGTCGGAACATTGGGAATTTGCCAGGCATCCACGTACGTCTTGCGGCCCGTAATGAAAAAATGCGTCGAGCCCGATTTCCAGCTTCCCGTATCGACCCACACGTCAACGCGGACCTGATCAGCGGGGTCGAGCATCGGCCAGGCGGCTACAATCTCGACGTTATTGCCGGTCTCCGAAATGCGGCCCCGGATGCAGGCTTCTTTCCACTTGTCGAAGTCCACGTCAATGCCCCGGTGCGGGCGCACCCAGTACCAGTTGCCCCAGTTGCGACCTTCAAACTGGCTAAACCGATGCAGGCCCTTGACGATGTATTCAAACTGGCCCAGATTGGTCTTATAGCCGCCCTGATTGACCGTTACCCCCGGAAACTGAATCGCTCCGTTATCGAACGTAGTGGGGCTACGCTGTAAATATTCCCCATGCCAGAGGAATTCGCTGTCGTGCAGCAGGGCGCGAAAGATGGTGCCACTCTCCAGCGCATCGCCGTCGACCGGGCGTGCATCGGTCTGCCCTGGTGCATTGGCTTCTTCGGTATTGGTCCGGTACCAGTCGCCCAGCATGACCCCCGTAAAGTCGGAACTCCGGTCATTTTTCCGCAGCGCGTAGGTTCGGTTGTTCATCCAGAACCGATTGGCCTCCTCGCCAGCTACATCTTCGTAGAGCCAGCTGGTATGATAATCGTACTCGTTCTGATTGAAGTAGTTAGGGTCGTTGCCATAGACGGTGAAGGTTTTACCGAAGGCAGTTGTCGTTGAATTGTCCGTCCGAAGAACCCGGCGACCATTGGCCAGCACGTACGACCCGTCCCCGTTTTTCTGGTAGATCGTCTGCATGCCACCGATCGTCGTCCGGTAGTAATGATCGCCAGCGGCAACGCCCCCCCCGTTCGCCCGCAGTGCAACGGCCATCGGGCTGTTCACATCCAGGGGAGCCGAGGTGTTCCCCGTGCCCCACCAAAAGTTGATGGCGTACTGAGGGTGTTCCGTGAACAGGTAGCCATCGATCGACTTTCCCTTATCGGCGTAGCCCTTGAAGCTGGGCGAGGTAACGGGTTTGGGCCCGTAGGTAAACACCTTGCTGGTGGTACAGACCTGCAAAATGCCCTGGTAGAGATAGCCGACAAACTTTTTCAGGGAGCCTTCTTTTTCCGGGTGATCCCAGTAGTGGGCGCTTTCCTCATCAATCGTCACCCATTTGGGGATTTTACCCCCGCAAATGCCATTCTTGATCAGATCGCCCATCCAGGTGCCCATCAGCCTGGCCGCATCCGGATCCGTAACCGGAATCAGCGAGTTGATGTAGGGAGCAATTTGGGCTTTGCGGGGATCACTGTCGGGCAAGGCGTTGTAGGGGCCAGTCAGGTACGAGGGCATATTGCCCGGCGAACCCGGCATGAGGATATACCCCATCATTTTATCCCCCGAATTGTTGAGAATATCCTGATAGTTTACCGCATCATTACCCGTACCGGAGTAGTTCAGGTTTGGGATTAACTGCCGAAAGCCGTGCGTAAAAAAGTCGTCATCCCACTCCCCGATATCACCCGACCGTTTTTTAAAGCGTGGCCCCCAATAGATCCAGTCTTTTTGAATCGAAAAACGGGGAAACCGTTTCCAGTTCAAGGCCGCTTTCGCCTGCTGGGGCTGGTAGGTGTAATCGTTACCTTGTGGTCGTAGATAGTTACGGTAGGTCTGGCCGAAGGAAAGGCTACCCGACAGCAGGAGCCAGAGAATAAGGAGCTTTTTCATGTTAATTGGTCGGATCGGTTAGTATGTTCGCGTCGGAGTAGGTGACGGGCGTGCCTGAGTCATCGGTGTCGTTGGGGTTTCCTGCGGTCCAGGCCGTGCCATCGGTGGGCAATGGATCGGGGTCAGGATCGGGCGTCGTGCCCCCGTCGACGGGGGGCTGGGTGACGTATTCGGCCAGCGTGTCGTTACTGGCGATCGCGCAGACCAAAACCTCTTCCTGCTTGCCCGCGGGAGGGCCTGTGCGATCAATCAGGGCCGCGATGTTTTGAGCCGAGCTGGTCCACAGCGTTGGCACGTCCGCGCAGACCGATGCGAGAGCAACGGGTATCATTTTGTCGACCACCGTAACCGTTGGCGGATTCGTGGAGCTGTCGGTTGTGGTCTCGACGACAAGCAAAAAGCAATCGGTTATTGTTGCCATGGTCTACAGCGGGTAGAGTTGAACGGTTGTGTGATCGGGCGTACTGGCCTGCGGCAGGTAGTGGGGCTGCACCTCGGAATTCGCCACCGTTTGCAGCTTGACGGCGAAAATGTTCAGCGCCCGGGTGGTGTTGGAAAAGTCCTCATCGGCGAAGAAAGTCACGTGCGTATAGCCCGGCGGCAGCGTGCCCCAGCTGGTCTGGGCGTTGTAATCCAGTTTCTGCATTACCCCGTAGGTGGCATCATTTCTGGATTGTAGGTAGCGCGACCGCACGTCTGCGTTAGCCGCATTAGTACCCTCAATCCTGACCAGAATAACCAGGTTTTCCGACACCGTGCCGGAAGACGGTAAGATCGAATGCCAGCCGGTTGGGTGAAACACCGTTACCTTGGCGATGCTCAGGGGCGTGGTTTGATTGGCCACATTCTTGAAAACGATGGCCTTCTCAATGACCGCCCCGTTGCCGAAGGTGAAGAAGATTTTACCCGGCACATCGGCGGTGATCGAATTGATTGGGGTATGGATTTTAGTACGCGAATCGGCCAGGGCAATCAAATCAACGCCCGGTGGGTAGGGCTCAAAGAGGCCATACGCCCCTTGCGAATCGATGTAGTTCTGCCGGCTGCCGTTGGTGTATACTGCGTCAATTGAATACTCTGGATCACTGCCCCCTTCGACGGCTTCAGTCGGACCAACGATTTCATATTTATCAAAAACAGCCGTGTCCGCTACGTTGATCAAATCGATCAGCTTCTCGACGTAGCCACCACCGGCCGGGAAGGTGAAACGAAGCGTACGGGTCAGGTTGGCAGTAATTGAACCCATTGGCAGGGTTACCGTGCCGATCGCATTCATGCCCGTAGTGGCCGTCATACCATCCGGATACGGCGTATTGATCGAGTAGGCACCCGATTCCGTGTACTGCTCTTCGAGTGGCGCCTGATTGAAGAGCGCCACTACTTTAAAGTGAGCCTGGGGCCCTCCTTCAATAATGGCCTGCGACGTTTCAATGCGATCGATGCGGTAACCCGTGATGTACCTTGTAATTGATGCGTCATAGATCTGAATGACTTTGCTGGCATTCAGGCCCAGATAAGCCGCCGTAAGCGTCGGGCTGCGGGTATCGTTTGGCGTTGAGTTAACGGCGGCAAATAGCACCCCGTCGGCACCCCACGTCAGGGAGAAATCACCACCCGTAGTTTTATTTGATGCAGCCGTTACATCCTCCGTATCACCGTTGGTGTAGGTCAGCCACACTTTTTGGTTGGTCTGTGCGCCTTCGTTCTGACCCAATGGACCCAGTATTTCCAGCTTTTTAGGCAGACGGGTAGGTGGTGTACCGCCGTCTGGAGTCTTACTGGGCGCCATGATCCGGATGGAATTCAGCCGGACGTAGTTACAAGCCCCGCCGGCATTACTGTTCTTGCTGGTGACCAGTCGAACGTAGCGCAGGGATCGGTAATTGGCATCAAGATCCGTCTCAACGGGCAAAACGATTTCCTGGGTGGTACGCGCTTGGTTGGTAACTGTTGCCAGCACAAACCAGGTAATCCCATCCGTGGAGCCGCTGAGCTGATAATCTACTGGTAGCCAATCGGCACCATCTGAAAAATTGTTCGGCACTAGCCGAATCTGCTGGGGGGCAGCCGTTCCGCCCAGATCGACGCGAATGGTAACGGGCTCGGTTTCCCCTACGCAAGGGGTGGTATAAGCCGAATCCGGATCATCGTCGGTCAAATGCTCGGCGACCCAGATCGGCCCAAAGCCCGAATCAGGCGCGGTTACGGTCGCATCGACTGCTACATCAATCAGATTACTCAGACTCACGCAGGCGAAATCCGACGTTCTGGGTGAATACCGGAAGGCAGTTGTGCCGGACAGGGGGCGAATCTCGACGGTAATAGGCTCCCCGTTTTTGAACACATCGGGAATAGTAAACGTCCAGCCGCAGATGTGCGTAGTCGCGCCGGATAGCCCTAGTACGTCAGCCACTTCGGGCCGGGCGAACGTAGCCGTGGCAATACCCGCAAAAATGCCGTTGATGAAGACCCGCAGCTTGGCGGGCGTATTGAGATTATTAAGATCATACACCCAGCCGCCACACTGAGAACAGTTAACGAAATCCAGTGAGGCATCATAGAGGGGGGCCAGGATGCTGACCGGCGACCATTGGATAATGTTGGTTGCCGTATATGTTTTGGTAACCGTACCCGATAGGTTGCAGGTTGCCGCGATAGCACAGAACAGTTGCTTCAGGCTTGGATTAGCGCTTATGGTAGTAAGCACCGTTTGCCCTAACAACAGCAGCGTTTCGGGTGCCAGGCTTCGCAAAAAGGCGCGATACACAGCATCCCGGTCCAGATCGTTCGACCGGGCAACCAGGGAGGTCAGCGAGGATGAGCCGGTCGAATTCTCTTCACTCGGATCGACAATATCGTAGCCACCCGTCTCCTTGAAGACCACCCGAATCAGCTCCTCGTCCGCCATGTGAACCGGATGGTAGCCCAGAAACCGGTAAACGATTCCCGCCACGAACGGGTCATTGTTGTAATCCTTATCGAAGTATGGATCCTCAACCTGCTCCCGTTTATCGTCCAGGTGGCCAGCCTCATTGGACAACACCGAAAAGGTGAAGCCCTTGGTACCATAGCCACCCGTCGTCAGGGTGATTTCAGAAACGGGATTGCTCATTGCGTAAAGAAGGTTACCTGACGGCGCAGGGTGGATTTAAGCTCGCCGATCGTAATGCCGTCTTGGCGCACGATGGCACCGAGCTTGGCCTTACCTGGTTCAATGGGCACAAAGCCGCTCACGCTGGCCGTTGCGCCGAGTTTGGGAACAATACCGACACTGGTCAGATCCTGTAAAAATTTATCGTGGCGACTGGTTGTAACGGGCAAACTGGGCGGCACGGGCTGATCGGCCTCGTCGGGGTTCAGCGGGATCAGATTGCCGTCCTTCTCCACCCAGAAGCCTTTCGGCGAGGGCAGCTTTTCAACGTCTTCGTGCATGATACGTACGCTGCTCGTTTCGTAGCGGCAGCCCTGCACGTCCCATTCGAACCGCGAGGCAATTTGTTGATCGTAGGGCTGAAACGTGGTTTCCTTGATCGTGCTGGCATCGGCAATGGTCACCTGCGAGACTTTCTGACTGATGACCGTGCGGTCTACCAGAAAATACCACGGATTGCGCACAAAAGCGGGAATTGAGGTAACTGTATAATCCCCAAAATTCAGTCCGTCGCTAGTGACTCGGATGGTCATGCCCACCTTGATCCAGGGTAGATACACCCCAGGGTAAACGGCATTGACAATCTCTTTTTTGAATTCGACAAGCAGATTCGTCGCCTGCGTGGCGGGCTCCTCAGAAGGGATACCGCCAATATCCAGGTAACGCAAAATGGTATGCATACCCAGCGGCAATCTTCCTAGCAGCGTGGCCTCGACCACATCAGCCGGCTGCATATACTGGCGGGCCATGGATGCGGCCAAATGATACGGCAAGCCCTGACCAACGGCACTAGCCCCCGTTTTGTCGGCCCGATCCCAGCTGACGGTTGGCTCGTGGGTACCCAGGCGAAACAAAGGTCCCGTGCGGTCATACGGCAGGGGGAAATACACATCACCCAGCGTCAGGCTGGCGGTCGTCTCTAGTTTGCGCTTTGAGCTAGTAATGGTGACCTGCGTACTATCGATGCTGACGCCATCCTGCTTGGTTTCCAGCGTGATGCCGTACTGCTTCAGGTACGGGCGGTTGCTAGGCGTACCGGGATTCGCGCCCCCGCCGGGCTTGTCCAGCGCTTCACCCACGCAGACCCACACCTGAAGAAAGCGCACGTTGCCGATCGCTTCCATCTCCAGGGCAAACTCCGCCTGTCCGCTGTAGGTGATCGTGCCCGCATCATTGCAATGGTAGGTCAGAATGCCGACTAGCTCCGATGTTTTGGGGCTCTCCTTCCAGGCTCCCCCCTTTTGCAAAATGTGCATTTGCAGCGGGCCGTTGCTCTGTTGTGTGTAGGCAAACACAACGATTTTGGACGCCCTGAGCAGGTTTAGCTCGAACTTACCCCGCAGCACCCGTTTGTAGGCTTGCTGATACTGGGGTGAATCTTTGGCAAACTCGACTTGGTAGCGAATGGAGGGTGTGTCGGGTTTGGCTTTCTCGTCGCCGTACCCGTACAAAACCATTGCGTATTGATCCTCTTCCGTGCCAACTCCGACCCGAAAAGAGTCAGCGGCACTGATGTTGTTACGCGTCCAGCCCGTCGCCAGGCCCGTATTGTCGACCTGCCCCCAGTCCCCGCTTTTTAGCCAGTTCAGGTAGCGCCCAAAGTCCTGTTCGACCGTCACGCCCGGTTTGATGCCCAGTAGCCGAACGGTGGGTTTTTCGTTTAAAACCTGCACCGGTTTTCCGGGATAGATATCAACCCCAAAGTCAACACTGCGCTCCGAGAGCCCATCGGGGGGAGCCGACAGATCCGGGCTTGAATAGTTGCGCAGGTGAACCGTCTTTTTAGAGCCCTGATTCCAGACGTCCCAGCCCCCACCCGCTTCATCGGCCCGCAGCACCAGCCAGCCGCCCCCTGCTCCGCCCAGCTGACCGATCCGGCAGCCGTAGGGCTCGAGTACTTTTTTTAGCGCATCGTAGCAGCTGAGCGTATCGTTCTTTTCGTTGACGAGGGCTTCAGCCACGATCTGCGTCGTGAAGAGCGGATCAATGGCCGGGTCAACTTTGCCGTTCACGATACTCAGCGAACGCAGCGTCGCCTGCTCGTAGATGTTTACCCCGGTGACGAGCGGCAGATCGAAACCGGTGTTGAGAAGCGCGGTGCGAATAACCGTCGACAAGCTAACGTATCCCTGTAAACGTTTACCGTCTCGATCTACGATCGGGCGGTCGCGCAGCGTTGAGAGACCGCAGGCCGCACTCACCTCGATCGGGTAGGGCTTCTTTTTATAAGTTTCCGAGTAGTCGGCCGGCATGATCCAGCCCGCAAACTCGACGCGGGCATAGTTACCCGTGTTGGATGGGTCGCTCAGCAGCACGGCCTGTACCTCCCGGTCCGAGCGGACGTAGAATTCCCGGCTCTGGTAGAATGACTCCGCGCGGAGCTTGAAGTCCGCCTTCAGGGGATGCCAGAAAGCAAACCGGCTCTGATCGGACGAGGACTTACTGATCTTGACCGGCGTGCCTTTGTAAAGTGAAAGCTCTTTGGGCGTACCGGTAAAATCTCTGAATCGAAATTCGACGCGGTACTGCACCGGCGCGATGCCCAGCCCCTTATTGGGCAGGTCAACGAAATCAGCGTAGTATTTAACCGCGTAGGTAGACATAAAAACGACGCCCCTGTGGGGGCCTTCGAAATTACGGCTACCCTTAAGGGGTGTCGCTTAACCAGCGTTAAGGCGCATTACTTAAACTTTTGAAGTTACGCAAGCTGGAACAATTCGTGTATATACACGAATTCCTTAAGTTGGAATTGTAAATAAATAATCGAAAAAAATCGTTAACGGAGGTAATCCGCTTTGTACTGATCAATCTTAGTTTGAAGGTTGTCGCACTTATCCTCAAATATTTGTTGAAGGAGCCGAATAGTTACTTGACGTTGCCTTGCCCGTTTATTCGAGTTCATAGCCCGCCGGGAAGACTCTTTAGATTTCCTGTTTGAAGTCAATAAAAAGTGGGCGACTGATGAAGTTCCATTTTCGTCATGGGTTTCCATAGCGGTTCAGACTTTAGTGTGTCTGTTAGAAAACAACACGCCACATTGGGAAACGATTTATTTTTCACTGTTGGGTTGTGTCATACAGGCGAGTATTTCTCTCGATTCCCTCGCCTACTGCGTTGGCAATAAGTCAAAGAAAGTTGTAATCTATAACTAGGGACCAAATTATTTGTTATGATCGCCTATTTACTATATTTGAACTTAGTTACAAAGGATTTCAATGAATGATATTAAGCTATTAGTTGGCCAACAGATTCGGGAAGCGCGCAAAGTGAAAGGGCTGACTCAGAAGGAGCTGGGCGAGAAGCTGGGGGTGGGAGAACCTACAGTGAATGGTTATGAAAGCGGCAAGCAAAATCTTACAATTGAGACTCTTCAAAAGATCGCAAATGCGATAGAAGTAGAAGTTAATACTTTCTTCAAATAGAATATATTTTTGACCTTAAACTTGCCATATATCAGAAGTTTTTGTATTATTGTAATGTAAATGGGAATGAGTGTCACCCATTTACATAGATAAACCCCCAACGCAAACATCTTGGCGGACTTAGCGAAGGGGGCGATGTGTCACACAAAAACAGGTAGTAATCATGAACACGCAGCAAAGCTACGCGGGTAGGGCGAATCACGCAACCCCGAATCCACCAACGGCCCAAAGTGGGGGCCCAACCTCGCCTATTACTGATAGTCGGCAACAAAGCACAGTCCCAGCATTGAGCGACGAATTGGTTACAATTCCCGAAGACCTGTATAATGCCTTCATTCAGTTCAAATCAATTTCGGATGATTTTTTAGGTATCTCAGAGAGCCCCGTTTATGCCATTACCAGAATCTTAGAATCTTGGCTTGTCGATGCTCGACTATATAAGGATTCTACCGATATGAAATGTCTGCTGACGACTCTGCGCCTGCTCGATTTTTTGTATGATCTGCGCGTTGAGCGCGAATCGCTTGAATGGTTTCAGGACGAGGCAAGGAAAATGGCGAAGGGAGGGCAGAATAATGAATAGCTTAGTAAGTGTTCGCTCGATTACCCACCAAGTTGTCACCCGCGTAGCCATTCTTTGGAATGAGCCCCGCTCGGAAGTGTACGCCCGAATCTATAACCGGCTTCACTGCTTCTACGGTATAGACCTGACCCAGTACCCGCGTAGTAAAGGGGAATCATTGCTTGCCGTTGCGGAACGACTCGATGTGATCGACAAGGTCTATCAATTAGCCGAAGCCGAAAGCCTGTATCTGCCACTCACCGAGAATTAGTCAATGAGCAAGCAACTTGTTCAGCACAAGGGTTTGTCTCGCACAGCCCTTGTGCGCTTGATTCGTCGGCTTGATCTGTACGAACAATGGAAACGGGCAGTGTTCATTCGTGACCGCTTTACGTGCCAGCACTGCGGAGCCAGAAACGGGCGAAAACGCGTTATTGAGGCCGACCATATTATCAGTCTCACTCAATTGGTAAAAGACAACAACGTAGGCTCAATCGAAGGGGCTGCTGCGTGTCTAGCCTTGTGGGATATTGGCAACGGACGGACGCTGTGCCACACCTGCCATGAGCAGACAGAATCATATCCAATACAACTTAGAAAAAAGAAAACATCATATGCCAGCAAGAGTCGTAATTCCCGAAGAGGTGCTATCAAAAATTGTTGATGCTTACCAACAAGGAGTACCCATAATTAAGCTTATTTCTCAGTTTGGATATGGAGAAAAGACCATAACCAGAACATTAACCAATTTGGGGGTTCATCAAATTTCACCTCGACAGTTTCACCTTTTAACTGGAAAGGAAGAGGAAGTAAGAAGACTATACCAAAGTGGTTCCAAGTTGGCTGTTATTGCCAAAAGCTACGGTGTTGGCAAGTGTGTTCTTTCGCACTTCATTAAAAAGAATGACATTAAAATACACCCCCTTGGTAACGATGCGAAAGAAAGAGAAGGGTTGATACTAGGCGACTACGAAAGCGGAATGGGGATTTCTGAAATTGCTAAGAAGTATAGGGTCTGCGCTAAGAAAACGGTTCGCAGATTATTGGTCAACGCTAATATTGTTCCTCGAACTGCTTCTGAAAATTCTAAAATTGCCCATGCAACAAAAAAGAAACGAGGCAGTAAATTGGCTCCGCGTCGTTACAACATTGATGAAAATTTCTTAGATCAAATCGACTCAGAAGCGAAGGCGTATTTCTTAGGCTTCTTTTATGCAGATGGGTATAACGATCAGAAAAGGGGTGAACTCTCAATCGAGCTTAATCAGAAGGACAGGGCAATACTAGAACTGTTTCGTACATTTTTCGGCAATACGAGGGCGGTTTGGGACTCAAAGCCGGGTTCAGTTAAATTTCGAATGAAAAGCAGAAAGTTGTCAGATCGACTTGCGGAACTAGGGTGTCCGCAGCGTAAATCATTTATTTTGACTTTCCCGGAGTGGATTGACGAAAATTTATTGCACCACTTTTTGCGAGGCTACACGGATGGTGATGGGTACGTAATGTGCAGGTCTAAACGTACAGGTATTGGCGCAATTGGCTCAGATGCGTTTATTGACGCAATGGCAAGAATAATCTCAAAAAAATGCAGCGTATTTTGTTCCTTTCAGCCACATAATATCAGTAAAGGTATGTTGAATTTCAGGGTGAGCGGGACCCAGCAAGTTAAGAGAGTAGTACAGTTTTTGTATAAAGATGCTACTTATTTTTTGGAGCGAAAGAAGCTAAATGCGGACGCGATTATCGCGAAGAGAGTTATTAACATGCAACTGTTTCTTGGCGAGCTTTAGTTGCGGCATAATACCGGGACAAAACCACATGAAAGGTAGAGCGGTCACTGTACATCCGGCGACCTTTGTACCATTTTTCGTGGCTTTGTTCGGTTAGCTCGTAAGCCAGCGCCTTATCTCCCACTAAGTCCAGATTTTTTCGGTACTGCTTGATAAACCCCTCGACGCTATTAAGTGCAATAATATCCTGCACAAAATCGAATAAAAGACTTTCCATGCTAATTGAAATATTGATTGGTTTGATGATAATCGTCAATGGCGGCTGAGAGGTCACCATTACGGAGGTTGAAACCACCAGAAACGTTCAAGTCTAGCGACTGACGACCAACTCGGTTCATGTCAGGCCGGTTGAAACGAAAATTATTGCCGAGTTGCTTGGTGATGCGGTCGCCAATCAGGTTAGCACCTAAATCGACTGAACTTATAAATTCCCCTCCACCTTTACGAGCTTTCGACGTTTCACCGCCGTAAAGCAGTGTGGGTCCCGTTAGTAAGCCCCCCGACTCCATAGCGGTAGCCCCCCCACCTATTTTGGCAGCACCGGCCTGAACGGCAGTACCCAGTGCGACCAAGGCAACACCAGCCACCGCAGCAACGACAGGGTTTAGCGTCTTTAAGGCCGCTTGTATTGCGCCAATACCTATTGCCGTTTGAATAGCCAACGTACCTAACTGCTTTAACATGCCGCCGAGTGTGCCGAGTAACATTCTCGGAAGCGCATCAATGCTTTGCGTTCCAGCAATTAGGCCGCCAATAACCTCCCCCATACCCACCAGTGCGCTTACAGCCCCTTCTCTTAGAATGTCCCGAACACCTATATTAAAGTCTCTCAACTTCTGTTTAGCGGCCTCTAGGGGGGCTGTAATTCGTTGCTGCAAGCCTTCTAAGCCGGGCAATGGCGGAGGGGCTCCAATTCCGTTTATCGACCTAAACGCATCGGCAAAATTTATTGAAGTCGCTATAGGCTTAACCTCGCCGATGTTGACGGGCTTAAAATTCGCCCGCTCCTTGTCGAGTTTAACCAGTTCCTGAAACGCGGCCACCTGCCGACTGCGTGATTTGTCGCCCGTATCGCCCTGCTCTTTAAGTTCTTTGGTGAGCCGCTTTAAAATGCGCTCATTGGTTGTTAATGCACTACCCACCCCTTCAACGGCGGGCTTCTGCTTTCTAAACGACGCGGTCGCCGAATCCAGACTAGCTTTTAGCTGATCATACTCAATCTGCTGCGCGGAGACATCGAGTCTTTTCAGCTTGCCGCTGGTGATCTCGTCCTTGAGCGCTTTTAACTTGTCTTTGGCCTGCTCAGCGGCCGAGCCCGCCAGGTTGATGCTGGAGTAATCAAATGGTTTGGGTGCGGCCGCTGCGGTTTTAGCACCCGTGGCCACCGTCAGCGAAACGCCCGCCTTGGCCACTGCCTGCACGGATTGAATGTTGCCTTTCAACCCATCCAGTTTCACCAGTGCCTTGTCGATGCCGGCGGTTATTTTGTCCGCCAGGCTGGTGGCTCCGAAAAACTGGAACGTAGCGGCAATGGAGCGGCCAATCCCTGCCGCCATGAGCCGGAACCCATCGATGAGCAGGTTCCAGATCGATTTGGCGACGATGAGCAGGCCATTGCCAAACTGCGAGAAATTTCCCGTCAGCAGGCCCGTTAGCGCCGTAAAAATACCCTGAATAATACCTGCGTTGAATCTAAAAATTGCGGCTACGGCTTCAAACGCCGTTTTGCCAATAGCGGTGAAAAAGCCCCCAAATCGCGCCCAGATTAGCCCGGCTACATCAATCGTTCGCTGGATGACGGCCCGAATATACCCCATTGCTGAAGCAACTAACCCTTGAACACTCTGCCAGATACCCGAATCGGTCAGGATCGTTTTGATGCTACTCCAATTAGTGGCAATTAATACCGCAGCCCCGACAACGGCCGCCCCGATCAGCAGGATTGGACCGATGGCAACCCCCAGCGTGGCGGTAATGGCGGTGGCTCCGGCGATAACAGACGGCACCAGGGCTAACAAACCACCGACAGCCAGCGCCAAGGGGCCAATGGCAGCGACCAGACCGGTCACCGTCAGAATTACTTTCTGCGTCGTAGGTGATAAAGCCGCAAACTTATCGGCCAGGCCGGTGGCCCCGTTGCCGATCCGGTCAATGAGCTCGGTCAGCCCAAAGGCTTTATCGGCGGCCTGCCCAAAGTTGAACTGGGCCAGCTTGACGGCATCGCCCAGATTTTCCAGCGCATTTTTGGGGCCGCCCTTGACCCGCTCCAGTTGGGACAGCTTCGCCGTCAGATCAGTGATGAAGTCCATCGGGGAGCGGCCCGCAGCTTGCAGCTTCGCGCTGATCTGCTCGGAGTCGACCGTGCCGAACATTTCCTTGATGGCCTTGGCAACGGCGGGGCTGGAGGTTAGAATAGGCTTTAAGTCCTCGGAGAGCACTTTAGCCTTACTGCCCATCTGAGTCAGCTGGGTCAGCACCGAATCCAGTTCGAACTTACCCCCGCCCGTCAAAGCCAACGCGTTGCCGAATTGTAACAGGGACTCCTTGGATTGCAGAGCTGAAAAGCCGACAGCTTGCAGGCGCACATCCCCCTTGATCGCTTCTTCCAGGCCGAGGCCTGGCAGGCGCACCACGGGCAACAGTTCGTCGAACCGGGCTTTGGCCCCCGCGGCCGAACCCGTGATGTTCTCCAGCCCCAGTTGCAGGGCGTTGATCTCCGAGTAGGCTTTAAACGAGGTGATGCCGACGACAGCAATACTGGCGGCTACGATCGAGGCCTGCCGGCCAAACGACTGAATTGATTTACCCAGTTGGCCAATGCCGCGCTCGAACTGCCGGGACTGCCGGTCCGCAGCCGCGAAGCCCGCCGACAGGTTGCTGTTTAGCTGGGTAGCCAGTTGCGCCGTAGCCGCACCCGCGGCCCGGAACCCCGCAATGAAGTCCGTGACGATTGCCCCCAGTCGAATATTAACAGCTCCTGCCATGCCTATGAGTTAGCGATGCGGCTTACCAGATCCGCCCACTGAGCTTCGGTTCGTTTTTTGAGTCGGGGTGCCGACTGGCCCCGCCGTTTTTTCTCGCCCGGCAGCCGGAGCACGTCCTGACTGTCGATGGCGGGGGTTTTCTCGCCCCGGTTGATGTTGTAGAGCAGCGCGTAGAGCTCCCGGAAGTAGATACCCTGCGGGTTGGTCCGCCGGTAGTAGCCGGCCAGCATCCGCTCGAAGTCGGCGGGCGTGGTCTCCCAGAACTCTCCGGACCGCAGGCCTATTTCGTATCCGGTTTCTTGGAGGGCTTCCCAGTCAGTGGGTTTCCGTCTTCGCCCAGCCCCAGCAGCCCGTTTACCCGGGCGCTTACGTTTGGGAGTCGCTCGAAGGCGCTGCGGGAGGCCACCAGCACTTTAGCCAGATCCTCGTCCGACATGGCATCCATCAGCTCGTAGACGTCATCGACCTTAAAATTGTCGGCCAGCGCGTTCTGGTCGAAGCGGCACATCAGGCCCGCCCAGAGCGTGAGTGCAATGGTTTCGATGTTGCCCGTCAGACCCTCGCCGTGTTTTTCGACGAGTTTGGCGGCCAGCATGCCGAATTTGAAGGTAAAGGGTTTACCGTTGATGAAAACGACGATCTCGCCGTTGGTTAGTTCAGTAGGTTTCATGGGGTCAATCGTTACGGATGGGTCACTCGGGTTTTCTAAAAAAACCTACTAATTCACTTCTGCTTTAGTAGGTTTTTTCTCGGTTCCTGGCTGGTTTACGACAGTGTGGAGCGGGTCGGCAGCTGAAAGAAATTGAACTTGGCCCCGCCCGTGGCATCACCCTTCTGGGGGCCTTTGCGCGAAAAGCCGTTGAAAAAGCCCTGGCCCGTGTAAACCGGATCGCCTGCCTTATCGCCCACCGAATACTTCAGATCGATCGTCGCTGCGGTATCGTTCCACTGCTGAATCTCGTCGTCGGAGACGTTGGTGGCCTTGTCGCCGGTGGCGTAGTTGCGCACGATATGCTCGATCGAGAGCGTAGGCACGGCGATATCGCCCGAGGGGCTTTTGGTGGTACCCGACCGGCAGGCCGTTTCTTCGACTTCGGCCCCGGGCGAATCCAGATCGGCGGCCGTCATGCAGCCAAAGAGGATGTAGTCGGTACCGCCCGGCTTTTTGATGAGAACAATAATTTCCCTGCCTTTCACAAGGGTATTGGTGCGTGCAGCAGCTGCCATCTTACAGTTTGGTTACGGTTAAATCGAAAATCAATCGTTTATAAAAAGCACTGATCTCGGGGTCGGCCTCGTCGAAATCGTCGTCGTTGGTCTCGATGCTGACCAGGTAGCCCAGATGAATGCCATCATAGCGGTTCAGTACCTCCACAAGCGTATCGGCCAGTCCCTCGATCTCTTCGGAATTATTGGCAATGGCCCCGATCTCCAGTAGTCCCTGCTTGGTCGCCGAACCACCCCGGCAGCCGAGCGGCCGCAGCCCCTTGGTATTGTAGTACAGGGCCGGAAACGCGCTCGCCTGCTCAAAGACGACCGGCGTGACCCGGCCCCCGTGCAGAGCCAGCAGATCGGGTTGCGTGCTCAGCAAATCGTACAGGGCATTACCAATTCGGTTTGTACTCATCGGCGTAATTCAGTTTCAACCACGGCCTGGGCAATTTGGCCGATGCCCGCTTCGATCAGGGGTGTACCCCGGCTTTCGGTGCGGGCCAAAAAATCATTGACGCCCACCCGGTGGATATTGGGCCGGGTAATCCAGTGGGTTCGCCAGCCGGCGTAGCCCCGTTTTTTGCTGGCCCCGACCAGCACCCGGGCCACTTCACCCGGGCCGCCCGGCACAATCAGAATCCGCAGGCTGCGTTTAGTAGCGCCACCCTTGTCGTACGTGCTATCCCGCTTCAGCTTGCCCGACCGGAGCCGGCGCGTCAACTGGGAGCGGAACGTTCGACGACCGACGGGCACTTCCTGCCGGGCAATGCCCAGAACCGGCTGCGTAGCCGTTTTAAGCGTTTTGCCCATTAGCCGGGCATCGAAGACACGGCCCACCCTGGCCAGCGTTCGATCCATCGCATAGAGCTCCGTCGAGTCGGTTTGAATGCGCATCAGTCATGTTTCTGGGCTTCGATGATGAGCCACTGCCGACGTCCCTCGCCCTCGCGGACGTTAAGAATATCGTAGCGAACCCCCTCGCAGTAAAGAATCATCGTTTCCAGCACGCCCGTGCGGTAGCGCAGATCGAATTCAACCGTGCCGAAGGCCGTCTCGCGGGAAGCCTGGGCCGAGCCCGAGCCGTCCCCACCCGTTTCAACGCCCCCGGTTTCGCGTTTACGACAGGGCACGTTTTGGGCGAAGGGCGATGGTGATTCACCAATCTTTTCGCCTTTGCCGTTTTTGTGGGCGTCTTTGGTAAACAGGTCCAGCGTCCGATCCAGGTTGCCGGCTTGTAAGGGCTTGGCCATCGTTACAGTATGGGTAAAACGTAATCCTTGATGAGCCACTCGGCGTGCGAGGGCACTTCCTTTTTCTCGTCCGATCGGATGTCATACCAGCGCCCGATCAGCAGCCGAATGGCCTGCACGATATCGGCCGGCACACTCGTTGGCTCGTAGCCCGCCCGGTAGCTGACGCGGATCCGGGACACACCCGTAATCATCTGCGCTAACGGGTAAAATGTCAGTTCGCCCGTCTCCGTCCAGTCGTAGCTGGAAGCATCCAGTGTGACCCAGTCCGCAGAACCCATCAGCCGATACTCGATTTTGGTCACGCTGAGCACGTTCAGACTGGGCAGATCAGCTTGCAGGCCAAACCCCTCCCCGAAGGCGAAATAATCCCGGGCAAAAATGGGCTGCTTGCACATTGTTTCGATCCGGGCCATCGCCGACCGCATCAGATCCGCTGCCACCCCTAGTTCCGCCATCGCTCCGACATCGGTGCGCAGCCATTCGCAGGCGGTAGCCAGATCCATGACAGGATCAAGCGGAACGGCGGGGTTTTGCGGGCGGGCGGTGAGCATTACTTGTTGCGGGTTTCGCCTTTTGGTTTGGCAGTAGCCGTCTGACCAGTTGGGTTCAGCTTCGCCGTTTCACCCGAAGGCTCTGCGGTCGCCGTCTGGACTTCTTCGGCCAATCCGTGTTTGACCAGATCGGCTCCTACTGCCGGGTCAACTCCTTCAACCACCTGGTCTTGATGGAAGGAGTAGTTGACGCCGGAGCAGGAGGTTGTTAGTTTAATCGTCATGGTTAGGCTGCTGCGTGCTGCATGAATTTAACGGCGCTCGTATTCATCAGCCGGGCATCAGTGCGCATAAAGCCCACGTAAGCCGTCTGGTTGAATTCAGCGAAGCGCTCCGTTAACCGGATGATCAGTGGTTGCGCTACGTTCCGGATGACGTACTTGTTAAAATCGCCAAAGCCAACCGACTTCGCGCTCGCTCCGATATCCGCCAGGTCGTCGTTGATCACGTACTGGTAGCCCCAGATCGTGTCGGGTGCGCCCTTCTGTATATCGCCCAGCTGCCAGACGTAGCGGCCCTGGTTGTCCTTTAGTTTGCGAATAGCCGCTAGCGTCAGATCATTGAGCGTGTACTTACCGTTTTTGCGGTACGCCCGGTTTACCGAGTGCAGCAAATCGATCAAATTGTCAGCCGTGAGCGCGGTTGCCGCCACGTTCGTGTTGAACACGCCCGCGTTGATGATGACGCCTTCGGGTTTGTTGGTACCGTCGGCTTTGGTGTAGTGCTCATTCTGAATCCGGCCAAAGCGAATGCCCATGGCTTCGGTGATCAGCGCACCCAGATTGAACGCACTATCTTGAATCAGAGCGTTATCTACTTTGATCACGTCCGAGGTGTAGGTGAATGCGCTCAGCGTTTTGTTACCAAAACCAAGGTCGGTCGAGCCCGTGGTCGCATCGGTGCCGGAGGCCAGCAAACGACCTTTGGTCGCCGTGTCGTCCATGGTTGGCCAGTCGACCGTGGCGCCCGTACCTGTACCCCAAGTGCGGCCTAGTTCCAACATACCGCCGTAGGCTTTCAGCGCAATTTCGAGTTCGTTGGAAAACTCGCGGGGTACCGTGTAGCCGCCCGCTGCGCCCGATCCTGCACTCTGGGCCCGGGTTTCACCGCCATTGACGTCTACTGCTTTTTGAAAACCACCCAAGGCCCGCTTTTCGGCTTCGGTCAAGTCAGCAATACCATGACGCAGATACGCATCAAACGCCTGCCGATGGGCCGTCTCCGCCGTTTTGTCGTCCGTTTTAGCGCGTTTTTCCTCTTCAGCCTTGTTAGCCGTTTCGGCTACTGAGCGCTGATCAGCTTCTTCGCGCTGGTAGTGCGAAATTTGCCGGTCAATGTCGGCAATGTCCGAATCGTGTTTGTCGAACTGGCTGCGCTCCTCGGCCGAGAACGAGCGGCTATTCTCCGCGTCTGCCTTGTCGATGAGTGACCGTTGTTCCGCGACAATACGCCCTTTCTTTTCCTGAAGGGCTTTCAGTTTGTCTTTTGACATAGTTATAAAGAGTTACGATGGGCAGTATTTTTCGCTTTATACCAGTCCAAGGAATGCCCTTGTGTTTCCTCCGACTGGATGTTTTCAGACGACTCCGCGGAGCGCGTCTCTGGATTTTCGGTAGTGGGTTGCTGGGTCGCCGCTTCGCCGGCTGGCTTAGCGCTACGCTCGGCATCGACGGGCGTTTCGGGCGTTTCGACGACAGCTTCCTGAAGCTCGGCGATCGTTTCTTCGATCCAGCTTTGCGAATAGATCAGATCGCTCAGCCGGCCCGCAGCCAGGCGCTTGACATTCTTGTCGGTCAGCTTGGGAATGCCCTGCGAGACGAAATCGATCTGGGTTTGCAACTGGGCAACCATGCCCGTCAGAAACGCCTGGTCATTGTCGTTAAGCTGTTTCTTTTCGCGCATATACAAGCCGCGTGTCGTGGCTTCTTCGGCAGAGATGCCCGCGTAGGAACGCGTCGAAGCCGCTACGCCAATGGTGGTTTGCAGATAAGCCGCCCGGGTCACCAGCGAAAGGTCCATCAGCTTGCTGATCTTCTCGACGTAGCGGTAGAGTACGTTATCCTTGGTTTCCCAGCGGTCCTTGGCCACAAAGAACTTAAAGCTCATGCCCCGGATATCACCCCGGTTGACCCAGACCTCACAGTCGTTGCCAACGGTGTTCTCGGGCTTGAGAATCCGCACGTCCACGCCCGTTTCGGTGGTTTTAAAACTCAGCGTTCCCGAATAATTCGCGCCCAGCAGCCGGTTCTCGTCGTGATTGAACACGGCCAGCACCTCCGACAGATCGGTGTCATCGTCGATGGCACCCGGCTCGATGATTTCCTGAAATACGCCCCGCTTCTGATCGTAGAGCGGCCGCGAGGGTTGATTGAAGACGATACCGGTACCGACAAAGAATTTGCCCCCACCTTCGGTAGCGGACCGCTCTTCGACGGTGATACTGGTTTTATAGAGCCGTTCTTCAACGGTGGCGACTAGCTCGTTCATGCGTCAGTAGATGGTTTAGGGTCGGCGGGGTCGGGTTTACCGTCACCCACTTTGGGTTTTGCTTCACCCATATGCGAATCGGCGGTCACCTTTTGCATGTTCATCTGGGTGAAGGTGTCGTCCAGATTCGGTTTGCGGTTCATGTTGCTGCGCCGGCGGATCTCGTTCGGCGTAATGGAGGCCGTGTTGAAGAGCGCTTGGATCTTGGTGGCTTCGGCCGTGGAATCTCCCCGCAGCAGAAAATCAAAATCAAAGACAACCTCTTTGACTTCCTTATCGTCTTCGGCAATCAGCTTACTTTCGAATTCCTGCCGAACCTGCTCAGTCCAGGGCAAAATGGTGTCAGTAATAAACTCCTTGTTCTGGTGCTCGATGTTGTTATTCGTCGAGCGGTCGAGCTTGCCAATCTTGTGCTGGGGTACTCCGTACATCCGGGCGATATCTTCCACCTGGAAGTTGCGCGTCTCGATGAACTGGGCGTGGTTGGGCGGAATGGTGACCGGTTTATAGGTCATGCCGTCTTCCAGAATCAGCGGCTTGTGGGCGTTGCTGAGGCCCGCCTGCCGCTCGGCAAACTGCTTGCGCAGCCGGTCGATCGCGCCCGAGTCTTTGAAGGTTTTTCCCGTCTCCAGCACGCCCATACCCCCCGCCCCCTGGCCGAAGAACTTGCCGCCGAACTCCTCGGCCGCCAGCGATAGCCCGATGCCGTTGGCAAACAGCTCGATGGGACTTTTGCCCTCGATGCCGTTGGTACCCGGGCACTTGAGGTGAATGATATCCCGCTTGTTGACAATCTCCCCGAACACGGTGTAGTACAGATAGCGCGTGCGGCCCATGTTGACGTAGATGGGCTGACACTCACCGGGCTCCAAAAAGCGCACGCCGATCGGCTTCATGTAGGTATCGCGCTCAATGAAGGCGTAGGAATTACCCCGGGCCAGGCACGTAGCTACCAGCATGTTCATAAAATTGAAGCGGTTCATCAGCTCGTCGAGCCCGTAGATGAACAGCTGCTGCAAGGGATCTTTCTTGTCCAGATCCCGGCCGTACTCGGTTTCTTTGTAGACGCCGATGGGCAGCATGGCGATGGTCGACGCAATGCGGTTGATACAGGCGTAGACCGCCGATACGCGCATGGCTGATTCGGGGGTGACCGCAACCCCGGCATGGGAAACGCTGGGCGCTCCGCCGTACACATCCGCCCAGGAAGTCATGGCGGACAGGGGAACGGCTGGGTTTTCGAGGGAGCGGGATTCCGAACCGGAACTCTCCCCAGTATACGCAACGGGCAAAGCAGGAGCATCGGACGAACCGGCCCCTGTTAGTAAATTCCTCGCCCACGTTGCGAATCCCGCCATTCTGCCCTTTGAGAGACCCGAAATTGAGCGGTTTGCACCGGGATTTATCTAGTGGATTGGCTAGATAACGCGAGTTTTATGACTTTTCCCCGGCTGAACTTGGAATAGCCGTCGAAAAAATCATCCCGATCGGCAAAACAGCGGCCGCGCTGGAGGTATTGCTCGTAGAGTGCCTCCGTTTGCTCGTAAGCCCTTGTTTTCAGGCCCCGTTTGGTGCGGGTGGTGCCCCAGATCAGGGCCAGTTGACCCTCGTAGACCCGGTAAAAACCGGCCCGCGTCTGGAAAAACAGGCAGAATTCGAGCGCTTTGCGGGCCGATTCGCACAGCGGCAGGGTTGGCAGCTCAGGCATGGCGCTGAGCGGTTACGATAGCCGAAATGGGCACATGCAATGTTTTCAGGCGCATTTCGGTGCCGATCACGGTCAATTTGCCCCGTTTGGTCGCCAGAATGGCCGCTTCGCCCCGACTCTCCAGCACCAGGTAGGGGATGTTGTCGGTTTCCAGGCCAACGACCCGGCCTTCCAGCGTATAGGGAATGGATGCCACTTCGGGGCCAGACGGTGTATAGCGCTGGCGATCCCCATCGGGCAGGCCTTTGTAATAAATTGAGGTCGGCGCTGTGCGGCAGCGCAGGTCAACCTGCATCCCGGGGGTGAAGCGGGCCAGTTCGGAAAGAGTCATTCAAGTACAGTTACGGTTACGGCAGACTCTTTCGAGCTGATGTAAAAGTAGCCGACTTGTTTAGCGAAATCGTCTCATTCTGCGCCGTTTTTGGTTGCAGAATGAGACGATTATCAACTGAAATTTTGTATATACCTACGACTTACTTCTTCTCGAAGTCGCCGGGTATCTCGGCGTTGGTTTTTAGTTGGGTCTGAATAAGCCGATGACTGTTCGGGGGCGAACTGGAGACTTTATCTTCGTAGGCAATAAAGAAAAAGACAGGGCTTTCCGTACTAAGGATCTGGTAGATTCCGGTAAAGTCTGCCAGGTCATAGTTGACCACCGCATTTCTGGGATCGAAGTTGAGTCCATCCACATTTTGGATGTACCCCTTGTCTTTCGCGTCCGTGCCCTCAAAGATGAGTCGGGCGTTGTAGCGGATGCCGTGCTGAAGAGCCTTGCTGATCAGCTTGATTTCGTAGCGGGTACTGATGTCCCGGTAGGCGGTGACGGTATAACTTTCAATTTCAACCTGTATAGAGGCCATGCACGTATGGATTAGATTTTGCCCGAAGTAAATCATAATCCAATAACACCGACGAATCTGTTTAGCAAGCGGTTATCCTGTTTTATGACCAGTAAGTCAAGCCCTTACCCACGCCGGTACAACACCCGCTTAAAGGTGGCCAGCGCAAACGGCAGCTGGTGCCGGTGCAGCTGCTCATAGTGCTCCTTCGCCCAGTCGAACCGCTCGCTAATGGTCCTCAGCCGGTGATTGCGCATGGCCGGCTCGTAGAATTGTTTCAGAAATTGTTCTTCCAGGGTAGGCAGTGGGTGCATAAAGTCCAGTAAGGGGTTATAATTCGATGAATCCGCGACTGTCATACACGTTACCGCCCACCTCGTTGCGATCCATCATCCAGCCGGCCATGCTCATGATGCCCGACACGATGCCATCGACCTTATCAGGGGCCCGGCGGGGGTCTTTGGTGATCTTGATGTTGCCGTTGGTGTCGGTAATGGGAATGGCATTGCGCATCATCCACTGGGCAATGGGGTTCATGCCGTGGTTGAAGCGCTCCTGAAGCACCAGATCCCGAAACGCTTTGGTGGGCTCGGCGAACATGGGCATCGTCTGGGGAAATTCCAGCGCCGGCACGCCCCCTTTTTCCTGCACGGTCAGCGCCGTCGAGGTCGCATTGTAGCGATCGTACGTCATGCTCTGAATATCGTAGAGGGGCTTTAGGGGTAACACCATCTCTTCGATCTGGCGCGGATCGATCACGTTGCCGTCCAGCACGGTAATGAGCCCGTTTTTCTTCCAGTCCCGTAGATTGTGCAGCCCGTCGGATATCCGGTTGTCGAATTTGAAGCTCGGGATCCAGAACCACCACAGTATGTGGTGAATGCCGGGTACTTTCAGGGGTGAGCGCAAATAGAGCAGCTTGTCTTTCTGCTCATCGGTCAGCTCCTCGTCGTACTCCCACCAGTTCTCCGGCGGAAAATACAGCGAGTAGGCGCAAAAATCGTTGGTCGCTCCCATGTCCAGCCCCGCCCAGGCTTTACGGCCCTCCAGCATGGCCGGATCGAATTTGCTACCCGACTTGATCCAGATCGAATCCGGAATAAACACCTGGGGCGCATCGCACCACCAGTTTAGATTCAGCGTCTTGAAACTGACGATACCCTCCTCCCCTTTCAAATACTGCGCGTCGCGTTCCTCGACGAGCGTTTCGAGGTTAATGATACCGCCTTTACAAAGCATCGGGTTGGATTTGATCCACGTATCGGGCCGCTCGATCTCGTCTTCCGAGTCCTGGGAGTAGATGACCACGAAGAACGAATCGTTGTGTACCGACCCATTCAGGATAGGCATGTACACTTTGAACTCGGCCTGAAAGCAGGGCCATTCTTTGTGGCTGCCCCGGGTAGTGACAATGCTCATGATGGGCTCATCTTTTTTGATCAGACCCGAGGTGAGCTTGTTGAGCATTTTGTCGTCTTCGAACTCGTGGTACTCGTCGATCACTGCATAACTCGGTCGGGTACCATCAGCCGTTTTGGGGTTTGACGTTAAAAACCCAAACTTGGCGTTACTCGACGGGTTGAAAATGCGCTCAGCGGATGCCTTCAAATAATCCTGCAATTCAGGTGATGAGTTGAGCATCAGTACCGCATCATCGAAAGCAATTTTGGCCTGCGCTTCCTTGGTAGCCGATACGTAGGCCTCGGCGTTGGTTAGTCCTTCGACCGTCAAGTGATAGAGGATCTGGAGCGATTCGATCGGGGTTTTCCCGCTACCTCGGGCGCAACTCTTATACTTCCGGCGAAACCGTCGAAACCCGTTTTCCCGCTTCCAGCCGTAGAACACATATAACTCCCACACCTGAAAGGGGAACAGATGCAGCGGCTTTTCGGGGCCGATGTTGACGCAATCGGCAAAGTCGAGCATTTTCTGGCCCGCGTCATGATCGAAATACAGTCCCCGTTTGTGGCCGTTCTTCAGATCATCCCGCTGGCGTTTGACGGCCTTGATCAGTAGATCACCTGCCAGCAGCCGGCCGGAAAGAATGTCTTCTTCGTACTGGTACGCAATCTCGTTGTACTCCACGTTACGGTATAGAGGTAATCAGTTAGTTGCCACCCATTAATTTCCCCAGCTTCGATTTGGGCTTGGTATCCACGGCACCCGCTCCCATGGTCAGCCGGGTGCGGGCCGCCGGGGTAAAGCCGAACTGGGTGGCCAGCTTCAGGGCTTCGTTGAGCGCATCCTTGCGAAGGCCGGTGAACGGATTCTTTTGCACCCGCACGACCAGCCCCTCTTTGCTTTTGATCGCAATCACGGCACCCTTCGCTTTCACCTGAGCGTCGTATTCCCAGTAATTGGATACCTCATTACAGTAAGCCGCGATCAGGCTTAAATCCGTGCCGGCCAAATTGCCCGTATCGTGCAGCCAGCGGCAGACAACCCCCCACTCGCGAACGCCCCACTCGCCCAGCCCTTCGGGCGGATCAGGAATGTGGGCCAGCAAATCGGGTTGCACCTCGTTGGGCATAGCCCGGTCTGGCCGATAAGTACCTTCCAGCACTTTAACGGCCGTAGGTTTGGCGGGTCGTCCGGGGCCCATCAGCTACGCTTTTTTAAGAATTCGTGCACGATGACCATCAGCGCTTCCCCGTCGGTCTCTTTTACCTGCTCCAACTCACGCTCCATTTTGGCCGTGGTCAATGCCCGTTTGAGTTCTGTCTGCTGGAAAGTGCTCAGCTGAAAGGTTATTTTATCACTTTCCCGCTCCACCTTTTCGCCGGCTTCCTCTTCTTGCTCATCCTCGAACACCGAAAAGCCCCACGAGTCCAGATCGATACCGTGCTCTGCGCCCAGTTCCGCAATCACCACCGAATCAAAGTCCAGATTAACTTGGCTGATCTTGTTGTCGGCCAGCGCCAGTTTGCGTCCCTGCTTGCTGTCGATATCCAGATCCGTACGCTGCACCACGATCAGTTTGGTACCGTCCGAGGGTACGATGATCACGTCGTTCATGCCGATCGCAGCAGCGGTTTCGAGGGTTTTATTGCCCGCGATCACGTTGCCGTGTTTGTCGGCCAGAATCGAGCGGCCAGCCCCCAGTTCACGCAGTGATTTCTCAAGCAGGTGCTGGCCGAATTCTTTACCTTTATTAGCGTTTTTCTGGTCCGGCGTCAAGTCTTTGATCGTTCCGGCTTTGAGATTGTTCATGGGGTCGTTACGGTGAATAAACGGCAATTAATTTTAGGTCGAAACGGCAGGTTACTCCCTATGGAAATCAGTGGCTTAACTAGTTGCAACAGGCCCCGAGTAAGTGTGAATATTGACGCGCGCTTTTTTTGGGGATAGCTACGGTCGCAAAGCCGGCTCGCTTTGAGGATTTAACCCACCCCTACCCCTTGCTGGCGTCGTCCGCTGTCTGGTGCTCCGGCGGCACTCTCGAAGCCTCTATAGCAGCATGTGCTTCGTCCTTCGAATCATACACATTCACCAGCATCGTTAGCCTAAGTCGGGTTGAAGCTTTACCCTGTGCGGCAGCAAGCGGCTGCTCAAGCGTAGCATCAATGATACGTGGGACAACCTGCCCTTGCTGATCTAGTACAATGATGACTCCCTTCTGTAGATAGACACTGTAAGCTTGATTGAGATGGCGTGTCTTTAGGTGGCTTATGTCTTCGTTTTGCATAGTAACTAAGTTTGGCTTCGTTTGCGTAGGCCATTGAAAGATCTCGACTTTTCGTACTGGACTGGGGCTTCAGTAACGTAATCCCGTTCGGTCACCGCTTCCCTTTCTGAATTAGCTTCAACAGTTTCACCTATCTTCCGTTTACCACTTGCCACATCAGTTACTCGATCGATCGTTTCAATCGCTTCGTCAATACCAGCGAAGCCCGTCTTACCACGGGTAGGTTCTTTCACAGCCCCCTCCTGTTCAGCGGCTGGCTCGGCTTGCCACTTAATGGCTACTTCACCACCACCCAACACTTCCATTATAGGCTTGCTGCCAGCGGGCGGCTGGATAATACCGGTACGCTTATCAACGATGTCCAGATCAGCCGTTGAGGCTACAGCAAACCGGCCCGGATAGTCGATAACATCGTCAACTGTTTGCTTGATCAGGTATAAAACGCGCAACGCTGTTTCCGGATAGCCCTGATTCTTGTAGCGCAGATAGTCGTTGACCAGATCATGCAGCAGCGGCACTTCTTTGGGCATTGGGGGTGGGTTCATCATCGGGGTAGCTCTTCGGTGAGTGAATCAACGTGGTGCGTGGTGCTGCTCTTGCCTGACCGGGTGGTGTAGTCGTAGCTGACCTTGCCTTTGCAGGTCGTAAAGTACACATCCCGGCCACCATCGTTGAACCGGTACACTTTGCAACCATCGACTTCTAAAAGCAACATGGTGAGCTGGCCGGGGTTGTTGGTGGTGACCACATCGATGGGCGTCATTTTGCTTTTGCAGCTGGCTGCGATAAGCACGAGAGCCAATAAGGTAAAGATGCGTTTCATAAGGTACGGTTAGTGGTAAAGAACGGTTTACTGCGCTTTCGCCTGGTGGCGCTCCTTGGCCGACTTGGTCTGGTGACACTTTAGGCACAAACTGTTATAATTCTCGGGATCCCACGGCTCACCACCCTGATTGATGGATCTGATGTGGTCGGTGATGGTCGCCACGGTCAGTTTGCCGGCGGCTTCGCAGTGCACGCAGAAGGGGTGAGCCCGCAAATGATTCTTCGAGGTGCGTTTCCAGCGGGAGGAGCCGTAGATCTCCCGGTTTGGATTCTCCCGGCCCTGGTTAGCGGCAGCGGGCACTATTCCCCTGGAGGAGGGGCGTTTGACTTTAAAAACGGTGGGCATTGAACCAATTGATAAGGGCATCCAAAAATATAGAAAATATCTATAGGATAATAAATTAAATCAATTGTCTCGATAAGTAGTTGTACGGGGTTAAGCTAGTCCGTCAGGGAGTAGGGAAACGAAGTGTTTACCGGTTAGCGGGAACAGGGCAGCCGCTAGTTCGCGGGCCTAACGTTCCAGTTCGTCAGCGGTGGGTGGAGTGGGTTGATCGTTCATAAGGGTACTCAAGGTAACTTATGAAGAAGTGGCGGCTTGTTATACACAAAAGCCCGGCTAGTAGCTGGGCCCTGTTATCCTCTCTATCCAAAATAATGTTTTAACCTAGTTAAAAGCACATTTGGCTTCTTCCTACTTGAAGGTTAGTAGGAAAGAAAAGAGCCCAGCGCAAGGCATCGGGCTTTTCGGATCTATCCACGCCGCGCATGAGAAGTGAATCCCGTGCGCACAAGGTAACTATCAAAGCTACTGTTCAGAATACGGCTGGCAAAATGGTAACTTGGGCCGAAGTAAACCCCTCCTATTTGAAGCTGATATGAATGAACAACGGGTAGCTAACCAACCACTAAAGCTTGATGCGAGGGACATTAACAGAACTCTGCGCGCAACTAAGCTTGCCATTGATGATTCTAAGAAACGCCTTGCCGAGTCAGTACATAGGCAGCAAGCCCTTAGTAATAAGCTTGCGGGTCTTTACCTGAAAATAGATGTACTGGGCGAGTTTATTCAAAAACTGAAAACTGATTGGGGTGTAATTTAAGGGAGCCTCCAATTGGTATTTAGCTAGTGTACAATAGACACTTAGGCTTATCGGGTTTACATGGAAACCAATCGTTGTCAATTGACTCTAAGCTAAGAATTACATTCAGGGGGTATTACTCTTTGTAAATCGCCTGTTGCAGTGCGGACAATAGTACGAAGATCGAGAATGCATTTTTGATCTAGGTTCCTTGCGGAGCAGATGAGCGCAGCGGGGACAGTTGGCTTTAGAGCTGAGCTTAAAGTACAAAAAGCTGCTGGCCGTCAAAGCACTAGTGAGCATACTGATAGGTAAGAGTGCATCCATACGAGTAGTTTATAATAGGTGTATTTTTACATAAATGTATGCTTAACAATCAATTAGTTAACATATAGCAATAAAAGAAAACTTAATATTTATTATTAGGTAAATGTACTAAGATATAAGTAAGTATAAATCTTGAAAATGACCTAGGTGATAGAACATAAAAAAGCCGAACCCTAGTAGAGTCCGGCTTAGTTAACTATCTCGTAGTATTCTATATAATAGACCTCTCTTATATAGTAAAGGTTCCTCCGCTTAATATATTTTGGTAGAATTTCATGGAAAGAGTTTGTGAAAAAATTAATACAGTAACTACATTGCTTTCGTGTTTACACGTCTATCTCGTTGTATTCGGCACAGTCAGGTTGCCCGAAGGCAACCTGACTGTTTTTGGTTTAACAAATCGCAACCAGTATATAGCATAGACTTTCTGATTTACTCAGTAGTGGCCCCTGAAAAGGGGTATGTAACGTTAAGTGTATACAAAAGCCGCCTCCCTTCTGGATGCGGCTTTTTTTGTTTTTAGTTGGAGTTACCCAAGCTGGCGAGGTAGTTGTAGTTAATAGTCTAGGTAGGCAGACAAACGCTCACTAACGCGCCGTTGTCCAGCTTTTGCCTGTTTCAATTGCTTACGGTAAAGGGTCATTTGCATTTCAAAACGGATATAACAGGACTCCCAGTAAGCGGTACGGGGTAGCCGGTGAATACGACCCTCCGTTTTTCTGATAGCAGCTTCAAGCCAATCGATTCGGGTTTGATACGTTTCATGCAAACGCCCGGAACAACTGGTAAGCAGTTGATGAGTGGCCGATTGGGGATTAACAGACTCATTAAGAAGAGTAGTCCATTCGACTTCAAGTTTTCTGATATGGGACGCGATTGGCTCACCATCGAAGGCTTCGGACGGTAGAGGCGTACGAAGGCCATTATCAAGGAGGTGAACGTGTACGACGATCCCGCCAGTCCTCACAAACTCACTAAGCACATCGAAGGTTTCTTCCAATGTGGAGAGTTGGGAGGAAAAAGGCCGAAATTGGCCCTCATTATCCATTGTTACGAATACTAAGATCATGCAGGTCGAAAAGTAGGGTATCGTAAGCGTTGAGGTATAAAGCTAACGGTTAAACTACAATTAGAAAACGATGGGGGGTTATCTATCAAATGGGTTAGGTAAAGGGCTACGATTAAGCGTTACGCAACTGGCGAGATACGTGTATATTCACTAAAACGATCGATCAATAAAACGCCCGGTAGCGTAGGCTGATCGGGCGGGTAAAGCAAACCATACTCGCAAACCTCTATTTCTTATCCACGAGCTGCTTGACCAGCTGCTTGAGTTCATCAATCTCTTTCTGTTGCTCTTGATTTTCCTTCAGTCTTTGCTGATCACTTTGCTGCAATTGCCGATTGGTTTTTTCCAGCTGAATGCTATACAGGGTCAGTTCCTCGATCTTGGCTAATAGCTTGGCATCCGTCTTGTGCAGATCATTACCCTGCTCAACCATCTCTTTGGCCGAGGGTACACCGGGCAGATGCTCATGCTCTTGAATGTACTGCTCAACCTGAGACAGGGGTTGCAATGCATAACCCGGCTTGAAGACGTAATCACTCCACTCGCTAGTGTTCTTGACGGCTACCTTCACCTTTTCGGTTAGAATACCTTTGCTCACAAACAGATTGTAGTCCGTTGGCGTCTTATCCACGCCCTGACCGATAATGATCGATTCCCCGTTGGTGCTCTGCAAGAATGATCCTTTCCGCTGCCACAGGGCATCCGCAGCGCCTTCGCGAGCTGAACCATTCAGGCTGCCCAGAATCACGTTACCAGAACCGTCCACTGTCAGAAACTTGGTCTGATTAGTCACGCTGGCGTTATTGCCGATAGTTAAATTCTGTAAGCGAAGACCTGATGTGCCATTCACGCCGGTACTGATGTGTAGCTTGGCCGAAGGAGCCCCCGTACCAATACCAACGTTGGCATTGGCTCCCAAGACGATACTGTTGCTCTGGCTAACCCGAGCACGAGCACCGATGGCGGTAGCATTAGTCAGGTTAGGTGTGTCAGGTGTAACATCAGCCGCAAAGCCAATGAAGACGTTTTCATCGTTACGGCTTTCTACACCCGCGAAACGGCCAATGGCCACGTTGTGAGTGCCTGTACTGTTGCGCAGTAGTGAGCCATCGCCAATGGCCGTATTGCCCAGGCCAGTGGTGGTGGTACTGCCCGACGCGTTCCCCATGAACAGGTTGTATGAACTGGTAGTGTTGTAGCCTGCCTGTTGACCCAAAAACATATTACCTGTACCAGTAGAGTTGGTGTAGCCAGCCGCACTACCAATAAAGACGTTGGCCTGACCAGTAGTATTGCCATAACCCGCCTGATAACCCATGAACGTATTCTGGGATCCGGTTGAATTGCTACTCCCCGTTGAGGCACCCACAAATGTATTATTAGCGCCCGCATTCGTGGTATAACCTGCACCGCTACCGATAAACGTATTTTGGGATCCTCTATCATTGCTGTAACCAGCTTGGCCCCCCAAAAATGTATTGCTGAAGCCCGTGGTATTACTGATGCCGGTTAGAGAGCCATAAAAAGCATTTTGCGAGCCGGTTGTCGTTGAATAACCGGCCTGGTTACCCGTAAAGGTGTTGTCGGAACCTGTCGAGTTATAGTAGCCGGCTGAGCTGCCTAGGAAGACATTTCGGCCACCGCTCGTATTAGTGTAGCCAGAGCTACTACCCAGGAAGGTATTTGTTGTACCTGTATTGTTTTTGTAGCCTGAAAAATAGCCGATGAACGTGTTGTCATTACTGCCCGCATTGGTTCGACCGGCTGAATGACCTAGAAAAACATTTCTCTCGCCATAGTTACTGAAGCCTGCTTCGTTGCCAATAAACGTATTGTAGCTTTTATCAACATTGTTGAAGCCGGCAGCGTAACCAATGAAGATATTTTCCAAACCCGACGTAATGCTGTAACCTGAGCGAGACCCCATACTGACATTACGGCTACCCGATCTGTTGTTATGCCCTGCATTAAAGCCAACGAATGTATTTTCATGGGCGTTTTGCGAGCTTTGACCAGCCCAATAGCCTAAAAAGGTATTGCTACTGCCATTAACGGCAGTAGCCGTCATTGGGCCAATCAGTGTATTGTAAAAACCGGTACCGGTCGAGTTGGATTCAGTAATTACGTAATTGCCTTGTGCCTGCACCAACCCAGGCAGCATAAGCAACAGAAAAACCAGTGAAAAGTAGAGTCGTTTCATACTATATAAGATTATAATTTAATAGCCTAAGCTAACAGAGATAGTTGTAGCAAATTCCAAGCAGCTATCCTTTTTACTTTTCGGCACTGTCCGTTCTAGTTTAAGTAACATTACTGGAATAGAGTAGCTCCTTAGTTCTTACAACAAAAACGCCCGGCTCAAGATGACCGGGCGTTTCCTCTTCTATCCACACCATATTTAGACGAGGTATCGCCGTCTATAGACGGGAATCCGGTCTAATGTCGTCTAGGCTCGTCTAAGCCTTTGTTCGGTTTTAGGTAGGATGATTAAGATACCCGGCCACAAGCGCAGCCGGGTAGTCTGCTTCTATCCACACCCTGATAGCTATTCGCTACCAGATATCGTTAGGCCCACCGGAGCAGGCGCTGTATCGTATCGCGGGTCTGGGCCCGCGTTGGTTTGACTCGTTTGTATCTGGGAAAGCGCCAGCGAACATTTATTTCCTTAGAAACCTTGACAATCTCTCCAGTTAACGGATCCGGAAACCAGAAATGCAACCAAGTTGTGTAATTATAAGATTCACCTTCATTGACTGACGCAGGCCCTTTTATGGTGTAATACGGATCGTTCATGCGAAGAATAGTTTATACTGACCGCGATGATCGACTCTTGCTTCGGGTTCATCGGCGATAACTGGCTTTGCAACTTGTTGACCGAAATACACTTCGGGGCCAACAAACACCAACTCTCTATTACCACATTTTACCTGCATACCTTCGTAAGAACGTCTCCGGTTGCCTTTATCAACCTCAACAAAATGATTTATGTACCTTAAAGGCTTCAGTTCGCCTTTATAGCTAGATAGGTCCACGACCCGCTGGCAGTCAATAACTTTCCAGCCTTGATTGCCCCCCTTTGATACGGCACCCGTGGCCACCCATTCCTCATTTTGCCACATGAACGTTTGACATTTGCCGCCATCGACAATGCTTTGGCAGGATATCTTTTTGTCCATCTCCTTGAATTTGGCCTCAGGGACAAATACGGTAGCATCGTAGTAGCTCATAGCTCAGAATAACATGAGTTGACCTTTGCTACCGACCTGCGGATCCGGCACCACGACAGGCTTGGCTACAAGTAGGGCTTCTAGCTTGATTTGCTGCTGCTTCAGCTGATACCCTGCCGTAACCGGGTGGTTGTGCGGCTGATTGAAGTGATAGCCCAGTTCATGCGCGATGATCGTATTTCCCTCGATCGCCAGATTGAACCACGTCAGACAGTGATTATGCACGTGGTAGCCACACAGACAGAAGTAGGCCAGCTGGAGGGTATGGTAGCCGGCCCCGTTGCTGTAGAACGATAAGCGGGCATTATGCTTCTGCTGACAGGGCAAACCCGTTTTGATCCAGCCCATGTCCAGCCCCACGATCGTGCCAGTGCTGTACTCCTGCTTCGTTGCTGTTACGTGGATCTGGCCGAGTTCGGGGGTAACGACGATGAACGAATCCCCGTCGCGGAAGGACTGTTTATTGACCAAGTAGGTGTTCATAGCTCTTTATCTTTTTTCTGACCCATTCGACGTGTTCCTGCAATAGAGTCTCAACCTGTTGCCAGGCCTCGACCTCCGTTAATTTGGCTTCCAACAGCTGAACGCCATCGGTGTAGTACGGCCGGCGGTTGCTGATCACCCCGTCCTGATCCGGTGGGTGCAGCAGCGTGTAGAAGTTGCGACCCGGCACCTGCCCGGCGAACGACCAGGCTTTGACCTCTACCCCGTCCGGGAGGTAGATCACGGTGCCGTACTCAAGTGCTTTGAGTTCGTCGGCCGTCATAGACTGATCTTTTTACAGTTATCGGCTGACACGGTCTTCTTCGACTCAGAGGCCTTATCGGGCTGAACAATGAGTTTACCCCCGTCTGTCCAGTGAATCACCGTCGCTTTGTAAGTACCCCGAACGTGGCCCTTCACAAGCTTTGTAACCGATACCCGGTCGCCGGGCTTAATGACGGGTGATTTCATAGCTAGAGAGAGCAGCGTGCTTGACGACGACTTTGTGGGGTTGACCGAACAGGCCAGGGCGAACGGGCTGGCTCGTCTGCTGTACGGTATTCAGGCAAATACGGTAGGTGTAGGCAGCCAGCAGGAATAGGGCGACGGGGATAACTTTTGTCATGATTGAGGTTGATTTAGATTGTATCGACTTAGTCGACATGCAAATGTAGCAAGTATATTTGTTACAATCAATACTATTAAACAAATATTATTGTTTATTTTTGTCCATCAACTCAAAGCTGCTTACTATTATGACAAAATTACTTGTTATGGCAATTGAGGCCGAGATTAAAGGTCAATGGTTAAGGGAGGCTATCGAGTTACAAGGTGATACCCTAAAAGAGTGTGCGTCTAAAATGGGACTGAGCTACCCGACCACAGTTTACAATCATGCCAACGATGTGAGCTATATGGGGGCAAAGCTTTTGGCAGGTTTAGCACAAGTTTATCCAAGCATCAATCTTCACTATATTCTTACTGGGGTGGGGTTGCCGAAGCTCTCACTAGGCTCTGATTTTTCCAGCCTAACGGATGATGCGCGTACGGCTTATGAAGCAAACAAGCGCATAGTTGATCATCTGAAAGCTTTTGATGACTTATGAGAACCTATTTCATTTATATACTATCAGACCCCAGAGATAATAGAGTGCGTTATGTTGGCTGTACGCTTAATCCAAAGAGTAGGCTCATTAGCCACATTTCTGGCAAAAGTGGATTTAAGCGTGCAGAATGGATCGACGAACTTAAGGTTTGTAATTTAATCCCGACTCTTACTGTTGTGTCAACGAGCCATGAAAAGCAGGCTGCCGTTTTAGAGGAAATTAGGGTCTATAAACTATATGATCCAAGTGACCTGGTTTGCGAAAACCCAGAAAGATTTAAATATTCTCAGGCCTCCAGTAAATACGAAAAGGCCAAGGGGTTGTTAGCCACAAGTCAAACCGATATCCTCGATTTCCTAAAATCGACACGATGGCTGAATATCGACTGGGTTGCAAACCAAATGTGGCCTAACAACAAAAGTGCAAACACTTACCTCAGCCGTAAGCTCAGCGGAGAACGACCCTTTACTCGAAAGGACGCTTTGTTGGCAAAAGATGTATTGAATAAATTGGGTGTGACACTGACAGAATTGTCAGTTGCGGATGTCTATAAATAG